AATATGAGTAAATCACAAATCGCAATTATTTCTGTATATGTTGTTCTTGGCCTATTAAATTTAGGTTTATTGTTTATTGGACCATTTGGCCCGATTAAGTTAATTAACTTACTTATTGGCGGTTATATGTTATTCCGTGCAAAGCAGGAATACGAAAAGAATGCGTAAAGGCAAAGATAAAATCATTGATGGTGTGTGCTCTGGCATCTCAGAGTATTTAGGTTTCGATGATCCTATTTGGATTCGCATTATATTTGTTTTTGGTGGATTTGGTGCATTTTATTTACTCATGATGTTCATAATGGAAGAACCAAAATATGAAAACAATAAATGAAATTCAAAAACACTTAGATGAAACAGTTAATACACTGCTTGGCCAGCATCGTGGTAGAGTTGATGTTGTTGATATAATTGAGGTTGATCAATTAAGAGCTGTGCGCACCAAAATGTCCGGTGGATGTAAAGGTTGCGCTGGCGCAAAAGCAACTATGAACAGTATAGTAAATAATCATATTAAAACATTTGATCCAACTGTTAATTCTGTGTTAGATATAACAGATCATACTGATAAGTCAAATGCCTTCTTTAAGGAATAAATGAACATATTCGTAACTGATCCAGATACATGGAAATGTGCACAAATGCTTGATGATCTGCGTCTTAATAAGATGATTCTTGAGACTGCACAACTATTGTCTACAGCAATGCGAGTTCAAGGTTACATAGGTGACGACATCTATAAAATAGCACATCTCAATCATCCTTGTTCAGTATGGACTAGACAAACTGAAGCCAATTACAAATGGCTTCTATTATATATGAGTGATCTTTGTGAAGAGCGTCAACGTCGCACTGGTAAAGGTCATAAGTCTTATGAAATCTTTAATGCTTTATGCGGTGGTCCAAAACTTATGCCACCAGGTGATTTAACGCCATGGCCTAATTGCACGCCTAATAAACATATCGCAGATATTCATGAGGCATATAAGGTTACTATGCGAGATAAGTGGGCCGTTGATAAGCGCCCACCAAAATGGACAAATGCTAAAAAGCCGGATTGGGCATGAGAGGCGGAACAGTTAATCGCCATAAGGTCCAATCATTTCGAGCCTTAGCTAGACTTCTATATAAATTAAAGGTTATAAAGCCTTGGCAATATAGACTTTGTAAGGAAAGATCGCTCAATATCAATCCTTTAGTATCGTCAAACAATCTTTTTATAGATAAATTTGAAAAATAACTATTTTTATTAGAAAAGTATGGTATACTAATATCCATGAAAGCATTATTCTCACAATTTAGTTTGAGATCCTATTTATCGCGCTCGCGATACAATGCTTTTTCTTATTTTAGTTGCTTTAATTGCAAGTAAATAAGTAAGTCCACGAGACGTTTAAATCTAAAACATTTTAATTTATTTATAACACTGTTGTGAGATAGCAATCAGGGTGACTGCGCTTGACTGTTAATCAAGACTAGGTTGGTTCGATCCCAACTCTCACAGCCATACTTTCGTATAAAAATAACATGAAATGTACATATAAACATTGTAGTAATGAGTTAACTGGAGCGCAAGAGAAATTTTGCTCTATCAGATGTAGAAACAATAATAACACTCAGCTAGCTAGAAAACGATTAAAGTTAAAAGCAGTTGAATATAAAGGAAGTAAGTGTAGCCGTTGTGGTTACGATAAGTCGATGAATGCTTTACAATTTCATCATCTAGATCCTGCTCAAAAAGAGTTTGGCATAGGTGGTAAGGGTGAAACCAGGGCATGGCATAAACTTAAAGAAGAATTAGATAAATGTGTTTTACTTTGTGCTAATTGTCACGCTGAAGAACACGAAAAATTAGATATGCAACTTTCGTAGATGTGGTCATGACTCCTGTTTGAAGCACAGGTAAAGTAAGTTCGATTCTGAGAGGTTGCACCAACTTTAAACAAATTAATGAAGGAGATCTGAAAGTATAATAATTTCGCTAAGAGTGGGTCGGACTATCGCGCATATCCGTGCAATACGGTGAGTGAGGAAAGTCGGGGCTGCATAGAGTAAGCGTAGAGGGTAATTCCCTTCCACCGCGAGGTGAGCGACGGCAACAGAGACGAATCGTTATAAACGCAGCATGGGGTAATTTGAGGGCAACTTCAAATTGCGGCGCCAGAAGCGGCTAAGAGTAGGAAAGCACCGGACTGATAATCCGGAAACGCTGCTGGATAGTTAGTGATAACGGGTGAAACGGGCGACAGCGTACGCGCAGCAACTGTAAATAGGATGACAATGAGGCTACTCGCCTAGTCATCGGGTTATGGGCAAAGATTTGTAAGGCAACTTACAAACAAGACGAATGATAGTGCAAGAACAGAACGCCGCTTATAGACCCACTCTTAGCTCCTTTATTAAATCAAAAACAAATTGGAAGGTTCGGCGCAATGGTGTGCAACTAGTCTTGAAAACTAGCGCGACGTGCTAAGACCACGTCGAGAGTTCGATTCTCTAGCCTTCCTCCAACGTATGTTGTTCTCGTTATCTGTCTGTAAAACAGAGGTCATTAAACAAACGAGCGGGCGACGAATGGTTCAACTCCTTCAACATACACCAATGCTCGACTAGCCCAACTGGCAGAGGCAACCGGCTTAAAATCGGTCAAGTCTCGGTTCGAATCCGAGGTCGAGCACCACTTCAGTTCCACCGATGGACGGTCGCCGGACTTCTAATCTGGCTAACGAGGTTCGACTCCTCATGGAACTACCATGGAAAGTAAATCCGCTAGGAGCGGAGGGTGTTTGCTAAACACTTCGGACTCTTCGGGGTCTACGGTTCGAGTCCGTTGCTTTCCTCCACTTGTCCCTCTAACATAAAATTAATGTACTGGATTGCAAACCCAGGAAACGCAGAGAATTACTGCGGTGGGACTCCATTTCTGAAACAAATAAAACACATGATTATGATAAATAACTGGGAGTTTGATTTTGAGAAAATGATGGCTTATAGAGGTTTACAAGAAATAACTATTCATAATAGAGGAAATGGTTGTATTTGTAGACAATATAAGCATGAATTACGTAAGTTCTTTGATCCACCTGAGGATCACCACAATGACACAATAGATAGAGCTTATATGGACTTTGTCTTTGAAAAGCAAATCTTAAATTAAACCATTATCATTATTCGCATAATGCTCACACTTACGTAGAGCACGCTTGGCGAGCTCCAGAGCTTACTGAGTTTTTATCTGCACTTATTAAACATTTTGAAATAACAAAGGAGAAAATATGAAGTTTTTAGTTTTAGTATTAGCTGTTACAGCTTTATCTGGTTGCGGTGGCGTCGATAGATTTATGGCTAGACTTACTGGCAATGCATCTGAAATATGTATCGATGGAGTTGTATACTTACAATTTACATCTGGTGCCACTGTAAAGTACACAGCCGACCAATTTGGCAATTACAGCATTGCTAAATGCAAATAGTACAAAGTATCTGATTTGAAATAAAACAAACAGTTCTATAACAAAACAAAGGAGTTTTAATGGACAATCGTATTAAGTTGATCGGTGGTGCAGTAGTCGCCCTGATCTTGGTAATCACACTAGCTACAGTGGGCAAGCAGATTTTGGAGACAAATAATGCTGGCTATTATCAGATCAAACAAGCGTCAGTAACAGGTAGCATGACTGTTATAGCGGATCCTGGAACATACATGCAGATGTTTGCAAACATCACGACTTATCAAATCTCAGACGTTTATTACTTCAGCAAGACTGAAGGCGATAGCCGAGGAGATCAAAGTAATGCGGAAGCAATTAAGGTAAGGTTTAACGATGGTGGTACGGCAGAAATCTCAGGAATGGTGAAGTTTCGATTACCTCAAGATCCTGAAAAACGATTAGCTTTACACCGAGATTTTAAGAACTTTGAAGCCATTAAACACGACTTAATGCGACAAGTGGTTACAGAGGCTCTTATGCAAACTGCACCTCTAATGCGCGCTGAAGATTCCTACTCTACTCGTAGGTCTGAATTTACTGACTTTGCTGAAAGCCAAATTGTCGAAGGTATCTTTGAAACCGTATCTAAACGTGTTAAAGAAAAAGATGCAGACGGTAATGAGTTTATTGTTGCAGAAGTAAATATTAGCAGAAATGATAAAGGTCTTCCTATTGTTAGAAAAGACTCTCCATTAAAACAATATGGTATTGAAATCATTCAGTTTGTTATTAAAGATATCGACTTTGATCAAACTATTGATGCCTTAATCTCTAAAAAGAAAGAAGCTGAACAACAAAAAGTTGTTGCCCAAGCTAACGCTGAGCGAGCTAAACAGGATGCAATTACTGCTCGTGAACAAGGTAATGCGCGAATTGCTACTGAAAAAGCTAATCAAGATGTTGAGAAAATCAAAGAAGTAACTATCGCTCAAAAAGAATTTGAAGTTGCTAAATTGAACGCTCAAAAAGCTAAAGAGGAAGCTGCTGCAGATATCGTAAAAGGTAAAGCACTTGCTGAGATCAATCGATTGAAAGTGTCTGCTGGTCTTACACCTCTTGAACGCGCAACAATTGATAAAGAAACAAAAATTGGTGTTGCTGCTGAATTAGCTAAAGTACAATTTCCTGGCATGTTAATCATTGGTGGTGATTCTAAAGGCGGATCAACAAATCCTTTTGACGCTGTAGGTCTTGAGTCTTTCATGCGAATCAATGAGCGCATGAATAAAGAAAAATAAGATAATCTTATCGGTTCCAATAGGGATCTAGCGAAAGCTAGGTCCCTTTTCTAGTTAGGAGAGCACATGAAATATACAATTCTTGCTTTAACTTTATTGCTTGCTGGTTGTAATGATAACTCATCTGAGTTGCGTACAGCTAAACATGATCTTAGGTTTACCACTGAACAACTTGAAACTTGTCAAAATCAACTTTCTGTTTATAGAGATTCTGGAAGTAGCTCTTCTAATGTCTCTGAACCCCAAGAACCATCAGGCCCTCAATATGAAGAAGTTTTTGCTTATCATATAAGCACTAAAAGCGGTAACACAGTATGTTACGATCGCAATGACGATGACATTGCTTGCGGCATGACTTTTTCTGATTGTAAAGATGGGTATATCTATCGATGTATGGTAGATGTGAAATATAAAATTGTAACTGAACAAAAACTTGTAACGGAGGAATAATATGGGCGTATTAGTAAGCTTAGGCATTGGTCTTTTAATCATTGCAGTTGCTTCTTTGATCCTTGGTATTGGCGTAAAGCTAATCAAAGAAAACACTAAAAAAGACGACAAATAATATGGATATGCAAGCACTGCAAGCCGCTGAAGCTATAGCTTCAATGGCCCATAAAGAACAAAAATATGGAACATTTCCTTATATTAAACATCTTGGAGATGTAGTTGCAGTGCTTATTCGTTTTGGAATTACAGATAAAGATATGTTATGTGCTGGCTGGTTGCATGACTCTCTTGAAGATACTGAATTAACTCCACTAGCCATTGAAGCTACATTTGGTCGTCGCACCCTTGATCTAGTTCAAAGGGTTACAAATGAGCCAGGCAAAAATCGCAAAGAGCGACATGAAAAAACTTACCCTAAAATTCAAGCGTCTGATGACGCTATTACTTTAAAGCTTGCAGATAGAATTGCAAACACAGAAGCCAGCATTGATTTAAGAGATGGTGGCAAGATTAAAATGTATGCTAAAGAATATGATGGCTTTAGAGAAAAGCTATATAAATCAGGAACACATGATGCTATGTGGCGTCACTTAGATTTCCTAATGGGATACGGTAATAACGACCCCTCTGAAAGGTCGCAAGCATGGTAATCATTTGGGTTGTATTAGGCTTAATCGGTTGGTATCTTTTATTAAGAATTCGCTACATATTAGATCAGCTACCAAAGTTTGATAAGTCTAGTTTCTGGGGCTATCTGCGTGGCTTTATCTTCTCTATCGCACTAGGTCCTTTCTCTATATTATTTTTTCTTTACTTACTTTATGGAAGTGGTATATGGTAAAACTTTTAGTTAATGGAAATGAAGTTAAATTTGAGACTACAATTTTCCCCGATGGTACTTCTCAAGTTTGGAAGTTAGAAGACGTTGTATATGATACATACGGCGATGACCCTGTAATCTTGTGGCTGTTTGAATCTGAAGCTGAAGTGATGCATGTAGTTCAGCTCGCTATGCTAGTTCAAAGAGTTCTTAATGCAGACACATGCACGCTAAGAGTTCCTTACTTACCTTATGGCCGCCAAGATAAAGCTCTTGATAATAAGTTATCATTTGCCTTACATGTATTTAAAGAGATTATGCACAATGCAAATATCACTCGCATTGAAACATTTGATGCCCACTCTAAAACCTCTATGGTATACGAAGATGCATTCACTGGGCTTCCTAAAGTAACTGAATTTCATGAGCATATTTTAGATGTATCTAAAGCAAGCATAGTTTGCTTTCCAGATAAAGGTGCTGCTGAGCGATATAAAAACCTAAGCTATATGCCTTACATTTATTTTGAAAAAGTTAGAGATCAATTAACAGGTGTTATCACTGGCATTAAAATGATAAATCCACAAGGTTTAAATTTACGTGACGAAAATCTATTAATCGTAGATGACATTTGCGATGGCGGAATGACCTTCATTAAGGTTGCAGAATATTTAAGAGAGTTTAAGACTAAAGAGATAAACTTAGTAGTGAGCCATGGATTATTTAGCAAAGGCAGACAAGTTCTTCATGATGCTGGCATCAAAAATGTATACACAACTAATAGTCTACTACGTAATCCTGAGGGTTTTAAAATATGGTAGTAAAAGTAAAAGTAACAATTAAAAAGTTTAATGGCAAATCTATTCAATGTCAAACAAAAATAAATAAAACAAAACTTCTAAAAGAAGCTATTCAATTCTACATAGATGAATGTTTTATGAACTATGACAGAGGTAAAGACGAATTAGAAGACGATATTGAAAACTTAGCTAAAGTAAAAGTATTAAAACAAATATTAAAGGAGCTTAAGTGATAAGTTATCAAAACATATCTTTATTTGATGCTCCAGCTGAATCAGTAATAATTCATGCCTGTAATTCTCAGGGTGTTTGGGGTTCTGGTATTGCTAAACCGTTTAAGGAAAAGTATCCGTTTAGCTTTATTGACTACAATAGCTTTTGCATTAATGCTAATAAATCTAGAGGTTCTGCTTGCGGTAGAGCTTCTTTATCCACATTCCATACATCTGAGGCTCACTGGGTTGGATGGATTGTTACTTCGCACAATTATGGTGAATTAAAAGATTCACCTGAGTTAATTAAAATACATACCACAATGGCTTTAATGGAGCTATGTAAGAAAATCTATATGGCCCATCCAAAAGATGAACATGAAACAATCAATGTTTATTCTAATAAATTCAACTCAGGCTTATTCAATGTCCCATGGCAAGATTCCGAATTGATCCTTAAAACAGTTCTCAAAGACTTTAAAAGAATTAACTGGATTGTGTGCGATCCGGAGGCAAAATGAAATATTTCATACTTTTAAGTTTAGTATTAGTTGGTTGCGGCCGTGAAAATAGCAGTAATTATTATTGCAATCAAGAGCAACTTCAAAGTTTAGAAAAGCTTGTTAATGAATGTTCTAAAGAAGCTTTAAGTAATAAACAAGCATGCTGGCAAATTATGGTTAAAAATGTTTGCACTTATAAGGAGGCAAAGTGAGATTAATAGCTATTGTATTTGTAGGCTTTCTTATCAGTTGTACAGGTAACTCTGATCGCATCCCTGGTCGCAATTCAGATTCTGCTGAATCACTAGGCATTAGTATTGGACAAATTTATCATGTAAAAACTGGCTTTTATAAGGGCTGTAGTGGAGTTGCGACTCAGTATTTAGATATGGACTATAATAACGATACAGTAACTCTGTATGATGTAACTTGCCCTAACGTTACTGTTAACTATATTACAACAGAAGCCAAGAACTTACGAAAAGATTAAGTATAATATAAACAACGCCCTCTTTGGATATTAGGGCGCAACATAAACATGCATAGGAGATTATGCTATGAAACAAGTGATCGTACCCACCCTTTGTGATTTCTATAAAATTGCCCATCGCGCAATGTATCCAGAGGGAACCGAAGTTGTCTACTCTACGTGGACCCCAAGAACAAGCAGAATAAAAGGTGTTGATAATGTGGTTGCCTTCGGCACACAAGCATTTATCAAAGAATATCTTTTGGATGTATTCCAAGAGCACTTCTTTAATCGCCCTAAAGCTGATGTCATCGCTGAATATAAGCGATTGATCAAAGCTACATTAGGTGATCCAAATCCTGAGACAAAACACTTAGAAGATCTTCATGATCTTGGCTACTTACCTTTATCAATCAAAGCTCTTCCTGAAGGAACTATTGTTCCAACTCGCGTTCCTACCCTTACCATTCAAAACACAGATCCACGCTTCTTCTGGTTAACAAACTTCATTGAGTCTTTGGCTTCGTGTGAGTTGTGGCAACCATCTACATCTGCAACTCTTGCTATTGAGTATAAGCGCATGATGGATGAATTTGCATTAGCTACTCACCCTGAAGCAGTTGCATTTACGATCTTTCAAGGTCATGACTTCTCTATGCGTGGCATGTCTAGCCTTCGTTCAGCTATCTTGAGCGGTATGGGTCACTTAGTTGCTGGCTTTGCTGGAACTGATACCATCCCTGCTATCTCTGCAGCTGAATACTACTATAATGCAAACGTTGAGAAAGAACTTGTTGGAACTTCTGTTCCAGCTACTGAGCACTCAATTCAGTGCGCATACGGCGATGATGCCAAGTATCTTAAGCGAATGCTTTCAGAGGTTCATCCTTCAGGAATCGTATCAATTGTTTCTGATGGTTATGATTTCTGGGATGTTATAACACGTGTTATTCCTTCATTGAAGAAAGAGATCATAGCTAGAAAAGGTGGACCAGTTGGCGATAAGGTTGTTATTCGCCCTGACTCTGGTGATCCTGTACTAATCGTATGCGGTGATCCTTCTGCTCCAGTTGGAACACCAGAATATAAGGGTGCAATCGAATGTCTCTATGAGATCTTTGGAGGAACAGAGAGTGCAACTGGATACAAAGTATTGGACTCTCATATTGGATTGATCTATGGCGATGCTATCACTCTTAAACGAGCTGAAGAGATCATGAGTCGATTGGAAGCTAAAGGCTTTGCTTCAACTAATGTAGTATTTGGTATTGGATCTTATACTTATCAATACAACACTCGTGATACTTTTGGATACGCTCTTAAATCAACGCTATGTGTTATCGATGGTATTGAGAAGCAAATATTTAAGAATCCTAAGACTGATGATGGAACTAAGAAGTCTCAAAAGGGTCGCGTTGCGGTTCTTAAAGATGGTGATAGCTATATGGTTCGTGATGGATTAAGCCTTGATGATGTTATTAAAGGCGATATGCTTCGTGAGGTTTTCCGCAATGGAACACTTCTTATTGATGAAAATTTCTCTGATATTAGAGCTCGTATTCAGGCCCATATTAAATAATGGGTCGCCAAAGATATAAAGTCACTCTTGCATTGCTGGTCTTACTCCAAAAACTTGGGGTAAGATCGGCTGTTTACACTAGAGAGTTAGCAGAGATGAAGCGTGCATCTAGTCGAATGGTATAATAGTCAGCATGAGCTGGCGCCGCAAAGATAATCCTAAATACAATAGATCAGAAGAAGTAGAGTACTGGCTCACCTTAGTTGAGGAGCAAGTCTACTGGAGTTGCCCATGGATGCATGATTGGGATGACGAAAGCCCATGGGAACATCCATGGTGGGATTACTACGGCGGTGGACATGTTCAGAATATGAACGAATACCACCAAATGAAACTCTTGACACTGCTTCGCAAGTTCAACATCCCTGCTGCAAAACAATTAGCAAAAGAACGCGGTTGGTAAAATAAATATATGAGTGATGGAATGTCTGATTACTGGCGCGCTAGACGTGCCTACGAAAAAGAAGAAAAGATCAAGAAACACTTTCTAGATTTTATTACATCGTTGCTTTATAACAAGCCAACTATGCGAATGTGTATGCAAAAGATGGATGAAGACGGATTTGGTTTAGATTAAGTGGAAGCGCCAACGGGACTCGAACCCGTTTTCCTGTGTTGAAAGCACAGTTTCCTACCCATAGAAGATGGCGCTAGGTAAAATCATTTAATGAAAACCTGTACAAAATGTAAAGAGATAAAGTTATTGACAGATTTTGGCAAATCCAAAGATCGTCATCACTCGTGGTGTAAGCTTTGTCTCAATACTCGAAATCGTGAAGTGTATCATAAAGATCCTAACCGCAAAGCACTAGTTAGATCACTTAATGATCGCAACCGAGAACGAAATCAAATGCATGTCCTCGAACATCTTCGCAACAATCCATGCGCTTGTGGCGAATCTAATATCTTAACGCTTCAGTTTGATCATCTTAGCGATAAGAATTTTAATATATCTGCAGAAATCGACCATTGCTCACTTAAAACTCTAATAAAAGAAATAGCGAAGTGTCAAGTGCTCTGCGCAAACTGTCATAGCATAAAATCTGCCCATCAACTAAATAGTTGGAAACTTAAGTGGTTGGCCGCCTCGGACTCGAACCGAGACTCCATAGATTAAAAGTCTAGAATGCTACCATTAACACTAGCGGCCACTAATTAAAATTGGTTGGCGCACTCAGAGTTGCACTGAGACCCTACTCCTTAAGAGGGAGAAATGCTGCTATTAAACACCACACGCCAATATATAAACTTATTTGGTACCCCATAATGGAATCGAACCACTGCATGACGCATGTAAAACGTCTGTTCTGCCATTAAACTAATGGGGCAATTGCTGTTAAGTTGTGAGCGTGTTTTAAGGGTGTGCGCTTAGACAGCGACGACAGAAACGCACACCATACGCTCGTAGCGTTTGGCTTGCTTAGATTCAAATGTGAATACTGATACGTTTCTCATAGAGATTAGTATACCACACTTTTCTGAATTTAAAACAAAATAATGAATAAATGTTATTATTTATTTGTTCCAGCGTCCGTGAGGCTACACGGATACGTAACTCGAACCTAAGAAGCGGGTTATCTTTATGCAAAGGGTTGTGATAACAACCCTTAGTCTTTTAAAGGATCTTATGGAATGGCAAAATTTCTTTAAAATAGTTTATCACCCTAGCCCAGGAATCTATATTATTCACTGGAAAGAATCTCATAAACCTCTTTATGATACGCCTGTGTTTTATAGCAATGAAGGGGCAACAAAATGGCTCAAGTATAATTCTCAAAGGATTATAGATGAGCAATTTGAGGAGATAGCACTTGAATAGAAATGAATTGTTTAAGAAGGCTAGTCAAATGGTTACCAATGATTGGTCTGAGTTATTTATAATTAGAAGAAGAGGCAACGAGTACTATATCTCTATGAAAAATGGTCCATACCCAGTTCAAGGTACACCTAACTTCGAATACTGGATTGAAGCAAAAGAATTTTTAAAACACAATTGGCGTAAACTTTACGATGAAGAGTTTGAGAGGCAGGTTTTGATTGGATCCGAACACAGTGAAACTGACAATGAGTCAGAAAGTAGTTCCTCTACTTAAAGCTATTAATAAAGAAATACCTTGGCAAGTTGTTTTAATGGGCATTATATGTTTAACTGTCTCTATTGCAGCAACTAGCGCAATGCCAGCATTTTCATCTACTTTTATTTTTGATTTTCTTATTAGAAGAGTATTAGTTGGATTTATAATTGCTTTGGCAACATTCTTAGTTTGTAGTTTTGCTTACATAATGGTTGTAGAAAAAATCATATCTTTATTTAAAAAGATTAAAGCCAACTATGATCAAGAGTCTTTAGAAATCAAAAGAAAAATTCTTGATGAAGTCATTGATGAGGAGATTTTAAAATGAAATGGTTAAAGTGGCAAGAAGGTAGACAAGCTGGAGATTATTCCAAAATGTTATTAGCAACTTTTATATTGCCACTCCCATTTGATCTTTACTTATTAAAGTTTCCGACTGGGTCAGAAATCAAAGCTCATGTAGATAAAGTTACATGGGGTCGTCATTTTAGATTAAACATAATTCTTAAAAAAGCAATTGAAGGTGGAGAATTCCGCGTTGCAAAAGTACCTGGCACTTTCATTAATACAGATAGAGTAAAATTCTTTAGACCAGATAAAGTTCTCCATGAAGTATCTGAGGTTATTGAGGGTGAAAGACTTGTATTGAGCTTTGGGTTTGTTATCCCTAGATTAAAGGATTTAATTCGTGCAAAGGCCTGAAGACATGTTTGACATTATTCAAGAAGAGCGAGTGCATACTCGTGAAGATGGCTCAACATGGACAACAAGATCTTATTGCTTGATATATAAACCTACAGGTGAAAAGCATTTTCCAAAATCAAGACAGTATGGATACTCACATCTAGTTCAAGCTAAAATAGCAAGAACAAAACTATTTAACTCCTACATGAAAGAGATGGAGAAAAGCTTGCTTGGCTAAAAAGTATGGAATATATATGGTTGTAGATGGGTCAGAGTTAAAGCCTTCAGTACCTAAAAATGGTGTAGGTTTCTTTATTGAATACGATATGAAGTTGACTTATGTTATTAACACATCTAATATGATGATTGTTGGTAAATATCAACAAAAATATTTAGCAGAACAATGTGCAGATTTTTTAGATAAAGCAGATCGCCTGAAATTAGAAAATGAAATGGATAAGGTATTACGTGGAGAATGATGCTTGGAAAAGCATGTTTTATGTATACCCAGGCGGTAACGGTAGCTGCTGGCTAGTTATAGAAAAAGGTAAGATGTTTTCTTACAATGGGATAATATATAAGACAGAAGCTGGTGCCAAAAAGGGCGCAAGAGCAGCTTTTAACAAAATAAATAAAGAATTTGAAAAAATAGTTCTTAGTTAACAAAATATTGTGGTATACTAATATCAATGAAATCTTTAGGACGCAACCTCATTCTAGGCACACAGACAGCGATGCAACATCGCAGTGCCGCTATGCGTCCAGCCGGTATTGATCCTACGTGGTCACATATTAGCACAGCGCAGCCGACGCTCTAAATCTTACTGGCTATAAATCATTACAATTAAATAAATGGGCCTGTAGTTAAGCGGGATAACGCTAGCTTTGCAAGCTTGAGTCCGGAGTTCGATTCTCCGCTGGTCCACCAAAATTTCATGAGGGAAATTATGTACTTAGGTAACTTTACAAATAGAGAAGATTTAATGTCTAACTTCAACATATCTGATGCAGATCTTGAAGATGTTCGCATTTTATTTGCCGCATACGAGAATGAATCGTATGAAGGTTATGCTATGGTTATTTTCTCTAAAGATGGAAAGTTGTATGAAGTAAATGGATCACATTGTTCTTGTTATGGATTAGAAGATCAATGGAAGCCTGAAGAAACAAATTTAGAGGTTTTAAAGTTACGTAAATATAACTATGGAGAATTACAACAAGACTTAACAAAGTTTTTAGTAGACTTCATATTTGAAGAGGATGTGTTGAGTAATTAAATGTTGGGGATTCGTCTAGTAGTTAGGACCTGAGGCTTTGACCCTCATGACACAGGTGCAAATCCTGTATCCCTATCCAAGTTTTAATGTATGCGCGATAAGAATATATGGTGATTTGCGTGCCTTCCAAGCATGAGAAGAGGATTCGAGTTCCTCATCGCGCTCCAAGTTTTTGTTAGTAATATCAGGGTCTGTCCGGAAATAGGTGCGGACTCGGTTTGGAACCGAGAAGATGCAGGTGCAAGTCCTGCGGCCCTGACCACTTTTAATATAATATGCCCTGGTGATGGAACGGTATACATACTGGTCTTAGAAACCAGGTTTTGAGAGTTCGAATCTCTCCTGGGGCACCAAGTTTAGAGGAAGTTATGGAATGGTTTGAAAACAAAATAAAAGAAGAGTGGGAAGAGCGCACATCTTGCCATTGCTGTCCTTGCTGTGGATGCTCATGCGATGAATATAGTTACGATTCAAGTGATTTTGAAGAGTTTAGAAAAGAAAGATATAAAGAATTAGAGGAAAAGACTATGAGAGATTTTGAAAAAGAAGTTTTACAATCAAAAGGAGAAGATTGACAATTCTGTAGTTCGTTACAGGATAGGAATAATTAACGACTTTAAGAACACAACGACAGTAGTGGACTTTCAGAAGTATGGGATCATGCAGATATTAGATGCATGGGAAGTGGGCAATAACCATAGAGGTTATCAAGTCGCAAGTGACGCCATCCATATCTTCTTGAACTTTCAAAAAGTAGCGGTTGTGAAATCAAAAAGCGAAGCAGTGTCCGTCTTGAATAAACTAATAGAAAATTGTCCTGCAGAATCCAAATCAGACTTTGCAGAATATAAGGAGATATTGTTTAAGTATATGCGCGATTAGCTCAATAGCAGAGCGCTCGCTTGATAGGCGAGTGACGTTGGGGCAGTACCAGCATCGCGTACCAAATTTAGAATTGAATTGGTTTAACGGTAGAACATCTGTCTCATAAGCAGAAGGAAATGGTTCGACTCCATTATTCAATACCAAGTATAAGTTTAATATGAAGAAATGCACTAAATGTTTAATAGAAAAAGAAAGCAATGAGTTTCATAAACGTGGAAAAATATTACAAGCTAATTGTAAAGCATGTAAATCTTTAGATCAAAAACAAAGACGAGAAAGGAATAAAGAGCAATTTAATGCTAAGAAATGGGAGCACTGCAAATTAAGAAAAGAAAAACTTAAAGAATTTGTATTTAACTATTTATTGGCAAATCCATGTATTAAATGTGGCGAAAGTGATCCAATTGTTTTAGAGTTTGATCATAGAGGTGATAAAGAATTTCATATTGCAACAGGAATTAATAATGGATACTCTTTAGAGAAAATTAAACATGAAATGACAAAATGCGACGTGCTGTGCGCAAATTGTCACAAAAGAAAAACAGCACAAGATTTTAACTGGTATAAGTTAAAATTAATGCAGGGATCGTCTAACGAATAGGACACTTCGCTACGAACGAAGAAATCAGGGTTTAATTCCTTGTCTCTGTACCATGCCGCTAAAGTGTAGATAGCGACACACCGCACTTGTAATGCGGGAAGCTCAGCGCAAGTCTGAGTAGCGGCTCCAGTTTTTATTTATGGTGTTTGTAGTGTAGTGATTGCACGGCGCTCTGTGAAAGCGCAGGTACTGGGTTTGATTCCCGTCATCCACCCCAATGGTGTTGTAGCTTAGTTGGTCTAAAGCGCCTGCCTGTCGAGCAGGAGATCGTGGGTTCGAATCCCACCAGCACCGCCATCTTTTTTCTTATGCACCACAAAGACAACGGCTGTCGTCGGGCCTCCAAAACCTTGAAGTCCTGGTTCGAATCCAGGGTGGTGTGCCATTTTAGTATAAAGATTTCACAGGAGATATTATGGCAAAAGCAAAAGCTATTAAATCTGAAGAATCTAAAAAGAAAAAAGGTCTTGATATCAAAGTTAAACTTGATAAGTCTGAAAAAGGCCGAATCACGGTTACCGTTACTCTTCTTGAAGACGGTAAAGAGATTGCCTCTGATTACGATTTCGTGCAGGTGTAATATGATTAGAACAACATTAGTATTAGAGTCGCGCACTAGTGAAAAAAACTTCGACAACAAGAGTATGTCTTTCTATGACTTTAAAAGTATAGATGCCATGCATTTCGTGATGAACATTAAAGAATTAGTTCTTGTTCATGTAAATAATCAAACCGAAGAGAAACGCACAATGGTAGTTGACGGTATGAAGTTCTTTAACTCACTTGACTATCGATCTTTTAATAAGAAGCGCATGATAGTTTACAGGTACTAATGAAGCTACTTTTAATGAATGATCCAGCTTTGCGAGAAGTTTGTCCTCCTGTTACTCAGGATGAGTTGGATTATATTAAGTCTTTAATACCAGAGATGACTAAGATTCTTAATCAAGAAGATGGAGCAGCATTGGCTGCTAATCAAGTTGGCGTGATTAAGCGATTCTTTCTAATGAAAGATGGCAAGTTAATTATCAACCCAGAAATAATAGAAATTGGCCCTCTTAAACCCTTTGAAGAAGGTTGTTTATCTATTCCTGGTACATCTGGAACAACACAAAGAGCTCAAACTATTAAAGTTAAGTATCGAGATGAAAACTTCAATGAAATTGAGATCGAGTATAAAGGAATAGAGGCTGTGGCAATTCAACATGAAATCGATCACTTAGATGGCAAGTTGTATACCGACCAAATGCAACCAATGAGAAGAATGTTGGTGCTTGATAAGCATAGAAAATTTCTTAAGTTAAGAGGGAGACAAAGATAGTGGAAACAATTAGCATATTACTTATTTATATTTCAGGTGTCATGAGTGGAGTAATTGGAACTATTGCCTTAACTCTTTATATAGGTGCTAGAGCGCTTAAAAAGCGTAAGCTTGAGCAAACAGCAGGGCCCAAAAAATCATCTGTCTCAGATAGAATGAAGCGTGTTAAAGACATCACTACAGAGCAACTTGAATTAGCTCAACAGGCTGATGGACCTCAAAAGAATGGTCTAGATGGTAAATATAAAAACGGCATTATTGGACAGATTAAAAGATTGGATGAAGAAAAGAATGAATTACTTATCTCTATCTTAGAAGATGGCCATGATCCTGAGCTTACTACTATGGATGCATCTGGTGTAGTAAGTCAAATGAAGTTATCAGAATATATGGCTTATATGGGAATTAAGATGACTCCTAAAAAAGCTGAAGAAAAACCTAAAACAGAAAGACTTGGAAAGTTTACTGTAGTTAGGGGTGGAAAAGATGACGGCGGGAATACTACTCATTAAGGAGTTTACATGGTAATAGTTACTCAAAATCAATATATTTTAGCGCAAAAAATTCACCATGTCATCATGGATGAACAGCTTCAGCATTTGGACTACCATGGTAAAAATGGAAGAACTTATACGCGATTAGATCGCTATTATCAAATCACAGTAATTTACACTCCTGAGGCTTCTCAATCTTCTTCTGCTAATAGTGGCTTTGGCTCTAGTAGCGGTAACCGTGGCGATGAAATTAAAGAATGTACTGTTCTTATTCGTAGTGCAACTAGGGCACACTTAATATTTAAAAATCTGATCCAACAAATCCGTGAGCAAATGCCAGATCAATTATATCTAGATACCGCATTAGAGAAAATGCTTTCTGGTGTTGATCTTGAAGGGCTCAAAGTAGATGACCAACAATATAAAGATTTGGAGGAGTTAGATTATGACATTAGCACAAAAGAAGTTCGTAAGCCTAGAAAAACAAAAAGAACAAATCAAAAAGTACTTCGAGGAGCTAAGCGCAAGCGTTGAAGAAGTCTCTAAAGAGATTGGCATCAATGGCATGTTCCAAGATGAAGAGGGCACAGTTTATAAAATTGTTGTTCCCGATGGAAAATTTGTACACTTTGAACATATCTCCTATGTTCGAACTCGTCGACTAGACGAAAAACGCGGTGATCTTTCTATTAAAGATGCAGAAGCCGCTGGCTTTTCAGTCCCAACTAAATAGTCTCAATCCGATTCAATATTTTTTTGTAGGAGACATTTATGAGTGTATTTGCAGACAAAAAATTCGAAGAGTTAGATTGGATCTCTCAGGCCACTGAGCCAATTGACTCACAATTAAATGAAGTATTAGCATCCATCCCTGATGAAACTATTATCGATTTTGATCTATACAAACAGATCGTTGGTGATTCTTATAGCATGGATCTATCTGTTGATCGATGCTTAAATTGGAGTGTTAATAAGTATTGTGTTATTCAACATCTTAGCTGGGAGCAAAGAGATGCTTTAAAGCCATGCTTTGAGTTCCAAATGGATGATAACATTATTCTTGACTTTGAAAAGAAAACTATATCAGGTCAAATTAAGTTTGTTAAAACTCAATACACCATGGATGAAAAGGTCCTTGAAGGAATGCTTGGTCGTCAAGGTATTGAGGCTATTGGCTCTATGTACTTTAGTGGTGCTGGTCTAAGTCGTGCAAATGAAATCATGGAATTACTCACAAAGTGCGAGTCAGGTCTACGTACTCGATCTGAGCGTAGAAAACGTGCAACTATTAAGCAAAGACTTATTACTCTATTTAAAAATAATGAGTGGAAAATTAAAGATACAGAGCTAGCAAATAAAGTTGGCCATTGGATTAAGGATTATGTTTGCAATGGTAATTTAGCCGCATTAAGTAACTTTTGTAGACTTAAAGTTATGACCCATAAAGATCAACCCATCTATTCAATGGAGGAAGTAAAGTGAAACAAATTATAGATATAGTAGAAACATTTAAAGTTTCACGTCCTGTTTTTCGGTTGACATTTGAGCGCGGTGGCAGTACAATATCTGCTAACCTATCAGAGCCTGTACATATTTATAGACCGCAACCAGAAGAAGGTAATTACTTATCTGAATTGGTTTGTGGCCACTACAATGAGCGTTTCGATTCTAAAGATGGTGAATTTTCTTTAAATCAACACGATATAGCAGTTAGGGCTATGAGCGAGGTTCGCAGGTCTATGTGCACTTTCTTAGAGAGAAACTTAGAAATGCGAAACCCGAGACAATCTAAAATTTATAGATGGTATTACAGAGATCTACCAGAAACAACTCATTTCGACAATGCTCTGATTATGATGTATAAATATATGCGGTCTTTTTCTGATAGCGATATGAAGGCGACTAATACTGAACATATCAATAATGCAATTGCATTATTGGAAGCAATGATGGAGAAATATGATGAAAAACGATGAAACTGATGAGCAACTTCTTGATTTAGAAATCGATATTGACATTGAAGAGCCAACCCCTTTAAAGAAAAACTTTAATAAATACAATAGAACTCTTACCAATGAAGATGTTCTTAAGTATGAGCCAATGGTTGAAAAATACATTAGAGATAATGTTGCTAAAAACTGGAATGAAGCCAATACTAAAAAAGGTATGGGCGACAATGCGCTTGGCAATACAGGTTTATCTCTAAATGATATTAGACAGCATTTACGCACTGAAGTTGTAGTTGCATTATATAACTATAATCCTAACTATAAAACTAAAGAAGGTCGTTCTGTTAAAGAATCAACATTTGTATTCCAACATTTGTTTAATCGTACTGGCCAATTAATGAAGCGATTAACTAAAAAGCGTTATGGTTATGGCGTTTGGCATGCAAATATTGAAGAAACTCTTTGGGAAACTGATAGGGAATAAATGGACTTTTGGAAGCACAATCCTAAATTCTTTGTTCCATTAAGTGGATCCTTACTTAAATCAGGTAAGGATCTATTTGATGAACAAATTAACCATCTTGGGTCTGCCATGTTAGTGGAAGACTATGATGCAAACGTAGAAGTGCTTACTACGCAAATCAATGCCACATGTAACTTTAATTTTCCTCCAGGCGCTTTAGTTTCTGGATCATTTGTCATGCATCATGTTGCTCATCATATAGGTAATATAAATCATGCATACGACGATGTTGATGTATACTTTAAATCTAAGGCAGATGCTCAGTTATTCTTAACTATGAATAACGCTCAACATCACCTTTTTTCATCATTCGATAATATAATGTGCTCTTACGGTTACATAGAGGGACTTAAGTTTAATTTGATTTATGGTGTCGACTATAAATCTCCTGAGCACCTTATATCTAGATTTGATATTCGTGCATGCTCTATGGCAATTGACATATCAACTATGACTTTATATGTAGTTAAAGGTGCAATTGAAGATTCAACTGCCAAAAGACTTGCCTTTAATCCTGTTCCACGTGGGTGTACAATTAGGCGCTTAACCAAATATATTAAAAAAGGTTTTGAGATAGATGGTTATCAAAGCCTATTCTTTACAGAACTAATTAGAAGTAATATTTACTCGGCAGAACTAGAACTAATGACAAAAGAATATTAGTACAATATCCTCCGATTAGGAGAAATGATGAAAGTATACAATAATGTCTCAGAAGCCTATCTCGGAACTCTCGCAGATGTCTATTTCAACCCAGATGTTAAGTCGTCTCCTCGCGGACAACCATGTAGAGAAAAACTCGACTACACTTTTCGTGTATTGCAACCTACTGATGCTGCTATCGTTACTAAAGATTCCGAACGCAACAGAACAATTGCAAGCTATACTGCCAAAGAGGTCGAACTTTACGATTCCTGCACTAACAAGGCTGAGGATTTTGGAAGAGCCTCAAAATTTTGGCTCTCTCTTGCGAATCCTGACGGCACAGTCAATTCGGCCTACGGTCACCTTATCTGGAGCAAGCGTTCCCACGGATCTGATTTCGAAACTGAGACTTATGTTACACACCCATCTACCAAGCCAGGCGAAGGTACAATCTCCCAAGTTCGACCAGTCAGAAGAACCCCATGGGAATGGGCAAGACAATCTTTAATTGACGATAAAGATACAAGACAAGCAATATTGCGATTTTCATTGCCAGAACATCAATGGAAGGGCAATAAGGATCAAACGTGCACAATGCATGGTAATTTCCTTATCCGTAATGATGAGCTTCACCTGTCTGTTGTAATGCGTTCTAATGATCTCACACTTGGATTAGTTTATGATCTTCCGTGGTTTTGTGGATTAATGGACAAAATGATTGAAGAATTAAAACCACATTACCCTAATCTTAAAAAAGGGCATTACACCCACACTGTTCATTCCTTACATATTTATGAGCGTAATGAAGAGATGGTAAAAAAGATGCTTGGAGAAATGTAATTTTGAAATCAAAACAAGATGATCAACTCTTTAAAGATCTTATAGATATGTACACCTCTCATAGTCGAACATATCCTTCTAATACTGTTACTGCCACTGACTTAGAACAGTTACGTAAAATGCTTGGCTTAGAAGATCCATTGACAGCAGAAGAAAAACAAGAGCTTGAAAACTTAAAGTCTCAATATGCAAATGATTTAAAAGTCACTAAATTAAACATATTTAAAAAACAAAGTTCACAATTACGCCAATATGTTATAAATTCTTTTTTATGGCAAGAAACAGTAAACTTAATGAATAGTGCTAAGCCATCACAAAGCGTCCGAATCAATGAGTTAGAAAATAAAACCTCTACTCCATTTCCTTTTTTAAGTGGATCTGGTAATACTCTATTTACTCAAGACAGTACAGGTTTCATTCCATACTCTCATCTCCCTATGCCTAATGGAATCTCTATCGAAGAATTACAGCAAGCCCATGTAGAAGCAACAATTGAAGAAGAGATGTTATATGGCGAAAAAAGCTAAAACACTAGAACCTAATGAGCTCTCTTATATTAGAGAAAGAGAAGAAATAATTGCCTCTATCATGGGTGGTTTAAAAGATGCTGCTAAATTTAAAGTGGGTGATTTTTTAATTGCTTTTCAACCTCAAACGCACTATAGTAAGCGAAAACAAGTTACAAATTCTTATGGCGCGCCAAGAAAATATGTTGTTATTCATACATGTAGGTTTGGCGTGCCTTATATCAAGGAATTAAATAAGAAGGGTAACCCAGTTGGAAACTTACTATCTCCACTAAGATTTGACGGTGGACATAGGATGATTAATCCTTCTGATTTTGAGTTTGAAGTAGACCCAGACTATGAAGATGCAATTATTCTTTCTGATGAAGAAAATTATGATGCCTCTGAAGCACATAAGATTAAAAGTAAAACTTTTAAAGAAATCACAGAGCACAATAAAAAGCTTAAAATCGATTGGCGAAATAATGCAGCCTTATTAAACTATCTTAAGTCTCTTAAAGTTGGAGATGTAGTTTATAAATCAGTTAAATCATATTTTACTATACTAACTTTAGATCCTATTCCTATCTCTCATAAAGGCACAAGGTTAATAGAAGGTGTTGTATTTGGAACAGCACAAGATTCTAAAGGCAAAATCTTTAATATTGATTATTTAGTTTTTAAATGGTCAGCTATATATTCCGGACAACCTCGTTCTTATAATGAGCTTAAAAATCCGAAATAATATATCATTCGGAGGTACTCTTATGTCGCAACAAATACCTAATATGAATTTACCTGTTAAGTCTGGAGATGATTTCATTGGTGAATTAGAAACAATGGATCTCTCAGAATTAAAAGACAAACAATATCTTGTTGCTGTCAATCAGGGCGAGCGAAGCGGTGTCAAGTTCGTTTGCTCAACAATCCGCGGACCTTATACATTTGAAGAAATGTGTGAACAAGTAGGCATGATCTGGAAAGAGCATCAACATCACTGCAAAGCTGTAATCTTGCAAAAAGATCCTAGTGCTAAGCCTATTTATTTAGATGAAAATACAATCGATTACATTGAAGCAAACTTTCAAGACATTATTACTGAATCAATGCTTGCAGGCGTATTCGATGAAGTTAAAGACTATACTTGCCGTGCCGGCATAGTTGTTGGTGACGGTGAGGATAATCCATTAGATGCAGATGCTTTGGCGGCTAAAGAAGCTGAAGCTTCTAAAAAGAAAGACGAAGAAGACGAGGATTTATAATGCTTCTTAATAAGATTCCGGTGCTAGATAAAGGCTATGTTGCCCTTCTTGATAGCTCGGTTACTACTCAAAAGATGCGCGATATTGGTGCCGAGTTTTTCGGTGGCGAATATCCTACTTCTTTAGAGGATCTTGGTTCCATGGTTGTAGTTATTAAATGCCCATTGTTTGTGCAACTTGCATTATCTAAGTTTAATTTAAAGGTGATTGATGCCAACCAACAAACCGACATACCAGATGCTTATATCCCAGATGCCACCTCTATCAGAGGAACTGACGTCGTTACAAGTCAAGCTATCTCTGATGATCTTCTTAGAACAACTGATGCCCTCCTCATTAATCCTAAAGCATACCAAGCAGATGGTTGTGACAAGTTTATCTCACAGGTTATTACTCCCGTCAATGTTTACACACAAATTATTGTCTCAGGAAACTACAGCGAGTGGTGCAAATTTGCTTATCAGGAGCGATTTCCAGGACCTATTAAACGATATGCAGAAGCTATACAGCAAGTTATAGAAGCGGAGTGGAAATAATGGCTAGACCTAAAGGCGCAAAGAATAAGAAAACTAACCATGTCTTCAAAGATCCTCAAATTGAGGAAATTATCGAAATGGATGTTGAAGTCAAAGATCCTGTAACAGGTAAGATGATTAAACAAAAAGTTAAAGTTAAGCGATTAAAAAAAGTCACTCATGATCCACATAGAGTATTTGTAGGACCTAAGGATATTATTGAGGATCTTGAATCTAAAGAAGATGACTTATCTTCTATTGAGCCAGATCCGGAGGATTAATGGAGTTTTTATTTGTAATTGCACTAATAATTATAATTGCATTAGTAATGCCTAAGCCTGGTGAAGTTGGTGGAGCATCTACTGGAGTTAGTGAAAAGCTTGTAATTGAAAAGAAACAATGTCCACCACATCAATGGTTTTGGCAAGAAATTGTTGACCAAGATGGTAATAAGCAAGGCGAACGAATTGTCTGTCGAGTCTGTGGGCCTATGCAATCTCAATCAGGTCGTGAATCATGAAAGTAGATCTTACACCCGATGAACTAAAACAAGTGCAAGCAGCACTTGAATCTAATCCTGTGCGCAGATGGATTGAACAAAAAGATATGATGAAGTTTGAAATAGGTGATGTTGTTTTAAAGTATCATCTTCGAACAGACTATATGACAAAAAAGACTAGTTGGGTTGTTGAAAATATCAATTCCGATAATAAATTAGCTCAAAGATATGTTTATATCTATGAAGATGAACATGGAATCGGCTATTTCAAACAGTTGCGTGTTGCTAATGGCACATTCGGTAAAGAGTTGTTTTGCGTAACTGATTTCGATTTATCTTGCACTAAATTTGAAGTTGATCCGGAGTATGCAGAGCATGTATTACTTGATGCAGACTTTGATATTAAAAAGATACATAAAGCTTCATTAGCTGGACGTAAAATTGTTTCTAAAATGAATCGCAAAATTGGCATTAAACCTAAGACTGTTCAAGAGTTTAATGATGCTTTTGAAAAACTTAAAGTTGGAGATACGTTTTGGACTACATCTGACTATACAGGTAGATTTGTTCAAGATCACACAATAACTGAAATGAAAAAAGTTCTAATCTCTGATTTAGAAAGAGGCAGTTCTTGGGATTGGAAAAGATTTAAAGATATTGCAAAATCAAACGGTATTGCGGCACCAGTAAATGCAACATATACTTATAAAATAAGTTACTCTGGCAAATATCCCAATAGAGATAAACTAATAGTAGAATTCAATAGAGATGTCATTTATCTAGGACAAGAGCCTGCTCAGGAAAAGAAATGAGACCTAGTAAAACCCAGAATTATATGGATGTTGCTTCTACTATTGCTAAGCGATCTCATGACGCTGAAACAAAAGTTGGAGCTATCCTTGTTAAAAATGATTCTGGTGCTATCATAGCCACTGGATATAATGGTTTTGTTCGTGGAGCTAATGATAGTGCTCTTCCAAACACAAGACCAGATAAATATGAATACATAGTTCATGCAGAACAAAACTTGATATGTAACTCTGCTAAAGAGGGAATATCAATGAATAATTGTTTTTTGGTATGTACTCTTAGTCCATGCAAGCTTTGCATGCGAATGTTACTCAACTGTGGAATCACAAAGGTTATTGCAAAAGACCTATATAAGGACTTCAATGAAATCCTCCAAATGCAAGACGTTAAAGTCGAAGCAAAGCAAGAAGAAGACGGTTTCTGGCACATCACTTACACAGTGGGGTAAATAAAAAAAGGCTAGGTTTCCCTAGCCTTTTTAAATCGAGTAATTACCTATTTGTTAATTACATTGCAAGCAAACCAGCAGCGCGCAATGATGCAAGAAGTGCGTTTACTTTGTTAGCAACGTCTTCAGCAGTAGCGGTAGCAGGATCTGCGATATCAGCAACTGCGGCAGCTTGAGCGTTTCCGCCAGCTTCGATTGCAGCAATGATTTCTTGAGCTTCAGCACGTCGTGCCATTGCTACTTCAAGTCTCTTTTTTGCTTTTGTTGATAGAGCCATGTTATTCTCCTTATTTATGGGTTTAACAGGAACCAAGACACCATGTCTGGAACCATCAAATTTAATCTTATCATTAATTTAAGTTGATTATAGAGTTTTAAGTCCAGCAACTATAGCTACTATAGTGGCTATAACTCCCAAGATCTTACCAATCTTAATCAATTTTTCATTTCTATATTTTGTAACAGCTTCTTCTTCTAATTTATTTTGCTCAAATGGTGAAAGACGCATATCAATACTTCGAACTAAGTCTTCTAAAATTTGCTGTCTTTGCTCTGCAATTTCTGTTCTATGCATGTGCTCTTTAAGGGATTCTGTATTTTGCTGAAGAATATCGTTCATTCTTTTGAACTCTTCATACATCTTTTCATCTTGCTTAAGATGATCATCAAATGCTGATTTTTGTAAGGCTACTTCTTTGTCTACTTTATGGATAGAGTCAACTACGTCATCTAGCTTTTCGCTAATTTTGTTCAACATCTCATCTGTAGTTTTAGCCATGCCGAGTCCCCACCTAAAGTTACTTACTTAATAATATCATGTTAAGTACTTAGTTAGTTATACTAAGGTACTATAACCGGTAATGATCGGTATAGATACTTCCTGGCATCCAGAAACATGCCTAGATTCAATTTGATTACAAAATCATGCCCTTTCATGGGCCTTAATCCGATTCAATATAAAAACAGCTCTCCCGAGGAGTTATGTTCTTGGCCCGGCATCGCAAGGTGACCGGGCTTTTTTGTATAATCATTTTATGAAACAAGCATTAGAAAAGCGTATAGCTCAATTGTCAGAAGAAATCCAATCTTTGGATAATGAACGTAGAGCCCTCTCTAAAAGAGATGCTGAAATTGAAGTAAGATTACATCAAGTTGTAGGGGCTATTTATGAGATGCAGCAACTTATTGCTGATCTGGATCGTCAGCCTTCTGGGCCGCCTGATTCTTTGATTGAGTTGGAGATTCCTCAGAAGAAAGACTAGAGTCACCTTTTTGCATATAGCGACCAAGGTATCCACCAAGAGCAGCTAATAGAAATTGAAATGAATAGTCAGCAGCAGTTTTAACTTGAACAATAGAGGCATCTGTAAGGACAAACAGTCCTGCCCATTTAGCAATAGCAGATGCAAGCATAAATAAGATACAAATTCCAAAGAGTCCTGCAGAAAATACAACTAAGGCCGCTGTGATTGAACCTTTACCTGTCTTAGGGTCACGTACTGTAGGTACAGGAATACCTAGACGATTCATCCTGTTAATAAACGCAATCCACTTATCTTTTAAAGCTTCTAACCACATAAGTATAATCTTATCATAAGGAGAGGTTATGAAATTAGCTAGAATTGCAGATATGAGATTCCATGCAGCCTTAGATAAATTGGCAGCATCCACTCTTCCAATTAAAGTGGCTTTTAAATTAAAAGGTGTTATTAAGACTGTTCGCGAAGAGTATCAAAAGTATGAAGAAGTGCGCAACAACTTACTTAAGAAATTCGGTAAAAAAGATGAAGCAGGTAACTTGCTATTAAATGATAAACAATCTGTGGAATTTGAACCAGACAGTTTACAAGAGTTTGTTAAAGAAATGGGTGAACTTGCTAACTTAGAAGTAAGTATCCCTACTATTAGTCTTTCAGATTTAGGTAATGAAATTAATCTAACTTTTCAAGATGTTGAAGCGTTAGAAGGACTTATAGTCGAAGATTAGACTACATCTTTAAAAAGTCAGAACACATCTTAGCAGGGGTTACCATTGAGTATTTTTGGTAACCCGATATCTCGCCACCTAATTCATTACAGAAATACTTATCGTCAGATTGCCAAGCATTGTCTTTTGGAAAATCTCTCTTGAAAGCTAAGTTAAGAAAGAATCTCCAAGCAAAATAAGCTATTCCTAGCCAATCATATTTTCTTCCCCAATAGTCATGCATATATGCAATAATTTCTTGTAAATTTCTTTCTTGCTTACAAGGAATTTTGTAGCACTCTTCGTTTATTTCAAGCCACTTTGAGTAAGGAACAATTCTTACTCCTGTTTCTAAAACAGACTCTAATACAAAAGCCTCTGGCCATTCAGGTATTTCTATAAGAAGAGCCATGTGAGATGGCACTTTTTTTAAGTCTTTAATTAAAAGACCGCTTGCAAAAGCTATAACTTTAGAACCAATTTTTTCGTTTCTTGAAAATAAATAAGAAAGTTTGACTTTCATAAAGTGATCGCAAGGGCAAATAATTGATCTATCTGCTGTGTAGTTAAACCTAAAGCGGGAACCATGGCAACTAAAATAGGATTATTTCTTTGAAACTCAACAGAATATTCCCATGTAACTCTAGTAATAGATTTATTTGGTTCTGGTAGTGTGTCAATTATGGCATCTATTGTTGACAAAGATATTCCAGACATAATTAAAGCGATACGCATTTGTCGTGGAGTTACTGATGCAATACTAGTTTGTTGTAAATTAACTGTTTGATTAAAGTCATTTCTAATTAGTATTTTTTGATCTTCAGGTAGAGATATAATTGCATCTTCTAATTCTTGCAATGTTCTGCAAACTATTCCATTATAAATAATCATATTAGTTGCTCACTTTTCTAAAAATCAAAGAAGAATTAGGTCTAATAGAGCTACCAGTTCCATTATTTTCAGATCTAAATTGTATAGCTATAGTTCCTAGAGCACTAATTCTCACAATACCATCTCCAGCTACCGGAAAATTAGCGTTTGCTGTCTGAGCGCTTGCTGAAGTTACATTATCTCCAACAGCCAATTGTGAATATTCAAAGTTTTTATCTGTACCGGCTCCACCTTGAGAAAAAGTCCAATTAATATTTACTTCAGAAATTGTAGCAGTTCTTGCGACTAATCTTAAACCAACTCCGTTTGCTGTAGCTGTTGATTGCATGATACCTCTAAGTCGTACAGCATAAAGTCCAGGTTCTAAATCTGATGTTACGAGTTGTGTAATATTAGCGTAAGTGCTTGACGTAGTTGTTTGAATTACATCTGTTGCGATATCATATTCAAAAGACCAATGCGTTCCAGCATATACGCATCTAGCAGATAAATTCGTATCATATACTTGCAGCCCTGTAGCTGGAGAAGCTATTGCCAATCTTTGAGCAGATGTCATTCTAGGCTGTAAGAAACCTTGTGTAGTCGAATCTATTTGTAATTTTGCAGAAGCCGATGGAGTTTGTGCACCAATACCCATTTGATCGAGGAAATAGGAGATTCCGCGAACTGCCATACTTCGAGAAGTAGTGCTTCCATATTTTATGTTATATAAAGTTCCAGGATCTGGATCGGTATAGCCACCTAAGCCAAATCTAGTTTCTCCACCGCTATCAAAGAAAATACCACCATTACTAAAATCTTGATTTCCAGTGAAAACATTTCCACCAGCTAAATTAGCCTTACCATTTAGAGCAGTTTGAGTTGCTGTAGATACAGGTTTATTAGCATCAGAAGTATTGTCGGCGTTACCTAAACCAACAAAAGCTTTATTTACTGATTGCCAAGCAGTTGGTCCACCAGCTGTTTTTAAGAAAATCGCAGTTCCATCAGTTAAAAAAGCAATTGAACCATCATTGGCAGCAAACCCATCAATAATAGGAGACACGTCAACTTCGACGATCTCTATTTCATTAATTGTAATTGAGCCTAATTTAGCCATTAATTCCTACTTTAACTTAATGTTTTGATTTCGTACGTAGTGGTCCAAGTGATGTTATTATTTGCAGCACCAGTTACACGAATCCTTGCTGTGGTACCAGTTACATCTAATGTTCCATTCCAAGAATTTTGATCCTCTGAAGTGTAATCAGATTGTAAATTATTAATTGTAACTGTTCCACCAATATTTTTATATCGAGCAGTACGAATGTAAACGCTTGAGTCGCCAGCAGAACCAGCAGAACCACCAGTTCGTCTACCCACAATTCTTGCCACAAGCAACATAACTGAATCTGTCGGTACAGTTATTGATTGCAATGTTGTTGTAGTAGAATTAGTAGTTGTTACTTGAGCTTGGAAAAGTTCCCAATTTGCATTTGATGCACCAGCATCAGCATATCTAATTGGAGCTCTAAAAATAGAAGATCCAGTGACATCGAGTTGACGCGCAGGAGTTGCATTTCCGATACCTAAACGGTTATTAGTATCATCCCAGAAAAAGTTAGCATTATCTTGTTGAATAACAGAGGCTGCACCAACGAACAATACAGAACCAGTAGTTCTGCCTGATAGAGTTGCAGTAACAAATGTAGGTGAAGCAGAAGTTCTAATATCTTGAACAGTATCAAGAGTAATTGAACCTGGACCATTACTAATAACTACACCAAGAGTTCCAGCTTGAGTTATGTTTGCAGCTACAGGTGCAGCTGATGTAGAGCCAATTAATAATTGACCATTAGTTAAAGCAGAAGCTTCAACAATTGCGCCACCAGAAGAAACCATAATGCGCGCATTATTAAGCGCAACACCAGAGTTTGTACCACCATTTCCAATAGGAAGAACACCAGAAACATCTGTTGCAGCTGTTAAAGATATTGTTCCATTTGATAAATTACCATTTGTATCAGAGCGAACAGGAGCAGGACCAACTAAACTTGTGATTCGAGCAGCGCCAGTAACATGAAGTGGAACTGTAGGTGCACTATTTCCAATACCTAATCTTCCGTTTGTATTATCCCAGAAAAAGTTAGCATTAGCATTAAGAAGATTTGCACCAGACCAATAAGCAACAGATCCTGCAATACCAGTACCAAGAGCAAAGGTACCAGAAAGATCTGGTAACGTGTAGCCTCTGTTTGCTGCAAGAGAAGTTGTTAAAAGTGTAGCAGTGTTAGCGTTTGTTGGAGCTTTAAAAGACCAACCATTTCTAGCTGCGGCAACGGTCATGAAGGCAGTAACAACACTTGCTTCTTCGATTTCAATACCTGAACCACCGCCAGAAGATGCAATACCACCATTATTAAGTAATATTGTAGGATCTGAGATTTCAGTTACTGTAGAGTTAATAGTTGTTAATGTGCCGTTAACAGTTAAGGCACCATTGATAATAATATCATTACCAAAAGTTTTATTACCATTAATAATTTGGCTACCTTCAGTTAAAACAAAATCAGCAGTAGCAATGGCATTGCCAGGATTTGGCACTGTATAAGTGATTGCTACAGATCGCGAAGGATGAGTAGTATGCGCGAGGATTACGTTTTGTGAATTTTGAACATATACGTCATCTACTACATTACCTGTAGCAAAGTAAACAGGAATTCTTCCAGCAACACCAGAAGAAACGCCACCTGACACACCTGATGTATTGATTTGATCCCATCCAGTATCTAATGAACTCACTTTAACATAAGCTGTTCCAACTGAACCAGAATTAAAGGCTGCAATGGCTCCAATAGGTGCAGATGTACCTCCACCAGCGCCTGGTGCCGCATCTACTTGAAGTATTTCCACTTCATTATTTGTTAATCTACCAATAATATTAGCCATTATAGCTCCTTATATATCCGTCTTTACTGCTTCTATCTTAACATGCCCAGTCCAATAAGTTCCAGTAACTGTAGATGACTTTACAAACATTGTAACCTCATTAACACCCATACTATAACTAACATCGAAACCTGGAGTTGATTTTTCTGTAAATTCTGTTTGCCAAGAACGCTGAATCTGAACATTACTTGATTCTCTATAAAAAAGACCTATTCGCTTAAAAGCTGCTCTAGCAGAGCCATCTGAAACCCTAGCTACAGCGTGAAACTCAATTTTTGCAGTTGAGTTCTGATCAATAGGAACTGTGAAGGCGACTTCATTAGCCGTACTATTTGTAGACAATGAATATGTCTCTTGACGAAGTCCAGATCCACTAAAACCTGTATGAGATTTTTGATGAAAATGATTTGCAGGCGCTACAATATCTGGACCTAATCCAAAGCGACCATTCTTATCAATTACTGCTCTAAATAGGTTATTAGTGCGAATACGCAAATCATGAAAATCAACTGTACCAAGAAAATTAACAGCATCATTTAAGCCATTATTACCATCTAAGCGCCAAGATGTCAATAATGCATCACTATTTGCATTAGAAGTAACATATAACACACCAAAATTAGCGTCTTGCCTAATAACAGTGGCAACTATACCACCAAGAGCGATTGTAGTTAAATTACCAGAAGCATCTGAATAAAGCTCTGTACCAACAGTCCATGCAGAAGTATCTATTTCAAATAGAAAACCAAAACAAGTCACATATCCAATTTTTCCTGGAGCAATATCGAACGCTACAATACCAAAATTAGAAAAAGATTCTGGGGCCGATAACTCAACTTGTGGATACACTGTACCCATGCCATTTAAGCGAACAACTTTAAGTTTAGTAAGTGTAGAACCTGTGTTATTCTCAACAAGCTCATTTGATGGTGCATGAAGGTCTAAGCCTCTTAGATTCTTATGTAAAGCCATTAATTACCTACCACCACAACGTTGCCGTTATTATCAACCACTATAGCAGGATCAGAAAGTATATGAGTCTGACTAGCAGGATCATAGGTCATTAATAATGTGCCAGCTGCGTTTCGTTCATTTGTAACGATACGATCTGGATTAAACTTTAACGCCATGTCTAATTTCCCTGTAATGGGATTAAACAAGATGGTCTCTTTGTCTTTTACTGTTTTATCAAATACTGACATTAAGGACCAACCTTTCTTACTCTAATAAGAGATTTAGCTAGATTATACGAAAGTTCTAAGTCCCTCACTTCTGAACCTCGCAAAAAGAATTGTGCCTCAGTAATATCCTCATCTAAGTCACGAGTAAGAATAACATCATCAAACTCAGATGTAACTAGGCCATCTTCTGACCAGTTAACTGTATTACCGCTTTGGTCAACACCAATAACTCTATATGCAACTACAGGCTCTTCTTCATAAACAGCCCTAACAATTTCTTCTTGAGGAATGAGTGGACGATGCTGTTCATTGGCAAATATAGCAGCACCATCGGCTACAGTAAATAAAGAAAGATCGGCTCTTGCATCAATCTTGCCTTTTGGGCCAACTTCAATAGTATTAACGTCTGTGATTCTTTTGATTTCTAAATCGGTGGTAGGACCTTGAGTGTTAGACTTAATAATAATCTGTTGCTTCACTTTGAAGAAGCCAGAATATACAACTTTTAATACACCACTAGTAGTTCCATTAGCTAAAAATAGCTGTGGAGGCACCGCGATGAAGCGTTTCTCTAACATAATTTCCTTACCCAACCAAGCATCTCTGACCCTTCAGAGACTCTTAATAACAACTCTATTATATCAGGTTAGTACCCTGATTTGCCATCATCACGATCTTCAACTTTAATGCTAGCCCAATAAGCAAGTTCTTCTTCTTCAGAAGAAAATCGTTGACTAATAGGTTTACTTGCTTCTGCAAAGAAGTTATTAAGTTGACTAGACCATTCATTTTCTTTAGCTTTAGCCATTTCCTCAGAAACAACTAAATGACCAAACATTTGTTCATCGGTTGGTTGTGGGGGTGGCGGGGCCATCATAGCTTTAACTGCCGGATGAACATTATTTCCTAATAAATTCTTACCTGCCATTAATGCTGCTAATTGATTAGCTGAAGCATCTTCTCCGCTTTGAGGAGCTCTTTTAGCAAGTTTCATAATTTCTTCTTCAGCACTTGGAAATGGTAGGTGCTGGCCCCACCCCTTTTTAAGATTTGCTTTAGCTTTAATTGCTTCTGCTACACTAGGATTTAGTGTTCCATCTTTAAGAGACTTAACAGGTTGAGGGCGTTTTAATTTAGGATCTGTTTGTGGAGTGGAATTTCCAAACTTAGCCGATGTGTATTGCTTTGTATTAACATTTTGACCAAATCCAGTTTGATCTCCAGTGTTATTAGCTTTACGGCGAGCATTATCTGTAGCACTATATTGTCCCGAACCTTTAGGTCCATAATTAGATTTAGCTATACATTTTTCACAATCTTCTTGTGAACACTCACAATCATCGCCATCTTCAGATTTTTTGTAACTCATAGATTGACTACTATAAGTATTTACTAATTTATTGGGTCCACCAGTAAGAACACGTGGCCCTGAATTTTCAGAAGCGGGAGTACTTGGAGTTGTTGGAGCTGCAGGTGCCGCTGGTGCTTTAGGTACTTTTGCAGCAGCTATTTGAGATTCATTAAGTGGAGGAGAGCCAGTTTGCGCTCGTCTATCATTAATTCTATTCTTTTCTCTATTTGCAGCTTGTGATGCTTTGCTATAAGGATTAGATAAATCGCTTGGATCAATACCTTTAGTCAAAGATTGAAGTGATTTAATAAGCTCATCTGCAACATTATTTGCAGATTGAGGCTTATAGAAATAACGACAAGTCACTGAACTAGAGGCTTTATCTTCAATCATGCCTTTAGCTTCAAGACTTTTTGTTAACTGTTCAACCATATCTAATGGAATATTGCTGTCTAATGTAACAGAAACTTCATTATTATTAATTTGTTTAAACTTAATCTTGCTCATCAGTTTCCTCTTCTAATGTAATTTCTTCTTCATTAGATTTCTTAAGTTTCTTTGCAGGAGCTTTAGGTGCTGGCTTTTCAGCAAGCTTTTCTTTAAGCTTCTTTTGCGCCATAGCTTCAGAATGTTTCAACTTAAGATCCATCTCTTTTTTCTTATACTCAAGCTCCATTTTAATCTCTTGCTTACGCTGCTCAACTTCAAGTTTGCGTAATTCAAGATCCATTTGAGCCATTTGCTTTTGAATCTCAGGGTCTGCTGAGTTAGCACGAGCATTCTCAAATTCAAGATCCATCATTCGTTTTTGATGCTCTTTGTCAGAACCATCAGGTGATTGAGCTTTAGCATTTTCATACTCAAGATCAAGCATTCGCTTTTTATGATTCTTTTCAGTCTCAGGATCGGGAGATTGCATTTGTGCATGTTGGAACTCTAAATCCTTCATACGCATAGCGTGCTGATGCTCCAAGTCTTGAGCTTTTAATTTCATCTGTAAGTCAGCTTCATTTTGCTTTCTAGCAGAATCAACATCAACATCTGACATAGCATACGTAGCATGAGCTTTAGCTTCTTTACCTTCATCGTATGTAGGAGAATGATGACCATGAAGAATATAAGCAATTTCTGGCTCAGAATATCCTTCGTCAGTTAAAGCTTGTTTTATTTTTTCGTCAGCGTCTGGATCTCCGTCGGCTTCTCCGGCTTCGTCGTCGGCTCCGGCATCGGCTCCGTCGTCTTCATCGGACAATTCTGACATTTCATCCACGGGCATCTCTTGCACGGCTTCTTCGCCATCGTCATCTCCTGCTTCAGGATCTAAGTGGTCGTTAGCACCAGATTCTTCGGACTCTTCTTCTTCCATTTCTGGTTGAGAATTTTCATCCGATTGATCGTAATCTTCCCCTTCAAAATCATCACCTTCAGGTTGTTCTTCAGTCATTTCTGCGTCTTCTGGAGTTTCCATTTCTGAATCCCCCTCAGAAGCATCAACTTCATCACCTTGATCTTGCATCATTTGTTCTTCTGGTTGCTCTTCAGCTTGTTGAGCTGCAGCAATATCCATAATAGCTTTAGAAGAATCTAAACCTTTTTTAAGTTCATTCCACTTTTCTTTCAAAGTCTTTTTCTTTGGATCTTTTTTCAGAGGTTCTTTTCCTTCAACAATTTCTTGTTTGCCATCAGGTGTAACTTCTAACATCTTATTGTCTTTCATTATTACCCCTTAAATGTAATCTATCAAGAATCGCTTCTGATAGTACCCTTTTGCTGCATCCATTTGTTTCTCGATCATATCGTTTAGATCTTTTAAACGATTTTGCAAGAAACCAGGACCAAGCGTTGAAGTGCTTTGTGAAGTACCATCGATACTGATCGATACCCCATTATGCGGAAATAAAATTGGACCCATTATTGATAGCAACTTAAATGCTGCCATATTTTCAATAAGACCAACTAACAACGCAGGAACTTTGCCAGTCTCAAATCCTGCTCTATATTCTACTTGGATTGCTCCAGGCCAGTTGCTAACTCCTGAAGAACCCATAGCATGGAAAGCTAGACCAGAGTAAATAGAAGCAATAAACCCAGAAACAGTAACCCCAGTTGCAGGAACTATTTGCATTGTTTGTTCTTGCGGTTGCGTATGAATATACTCTAGTGGAATATCAATTAGTGGAAAAGATCCAGGGCCAATATTTCCATTGTTAAATGATAATTGAAACTTAGACACATCTAAGATTGGGCCATGATTAACTTTAATATAACCGCGACTCCAAAATTGTTGATGTGCACTATAGTCATGACGTTCTCTAAAAGTTACAGGCGTAATATATAGATCGAGTGTATGTTCAATTTCTGAAATAGCTTCATCAATATAATGCTGAATAGCTGCATCAGTAACTTCTTCACCAGTTAAGAATGAACGAAGTGGAAGACCAAATAATACAGTTGATCTCATACCAGCAGGAGTAGGAAGATTCATGTATCTGTTTGGTGTTCCTTCTTGATCAACGTTTAGATAAGGGAACGCAGCTTGTGTAGTTGTCTTACTAATAGGCATTAAATTCCTCCGCCTGTTCCGCTAGTTCCACCAGGTTTTGGTGCTGACGCTTTGCGAATCTTTACTGCGCCACGAGCTGCACCAACGCGCGCCAATCGATCATGAATCTCAGGTGCCTTTGGATGTGCTCCAATAACTTGTTTAATATCTGGTTTAGGCATTGATGCCTTAGATGCAAATTTCTTTTGAGCTTGACGAACTTCAGTTGGAATCGCATCTTGATTCTTCATTGCCGTCATTTGTAATCCACGGATTTTATTTGCAGCATGAGTAGCAAAACTTGCCTTTGAAGGGTTCTCATGGTCATAATCATTCATTGCTTGAATTAAACCATGCATTCCAGCTTCATGCAACATGCTCATATCAATATCGGGACTCTTAGGATCAAGTCCTAAACGGTTTAAAGTTTTATGAGCATTCATACCAATTAATGGATGATAGTGTTCGAAAAACTTTTCAAATTTTGGATCTTTATTTGGACCTTCACCAAGGATGCGAGCTATGTCTCGTTTAGAACCTTCGTCATAGTGGTGCATCTCATCGATGTTGCCAACTTTTTTACCCTTGTTGGCATAATCTTTTGCATACTGATTAATGAAGTCTTGATTGCCCATAGCAAAACTAGAAGCAGGATCCTGCTTCACAGTTGCTTGAGTTCCTTCTTCACCTTTGGTACCGCCAGCATGTTGCATACCCTCTTCAAGAGAATATCCTTCGCCGCCATGTCCGCCACCAGAAATAATATTCTTAATCTGTGCATCTTTAGCTGCTGCATGCAAGTCTTTTGCGCTTTTACCTTTAGTATGAGCTTCGCTATGAGCACCTAGAGCATTCTTTAAATGCTCTGGATTCTTAGCATGCCATTCTTTTTCAAAATTATCATCCATTTCCATCTGTGTGATTGGATCTGCATTTTTATATTCGTCTGAGTTTGCAAATTGACGATATGCAGAATTCCTATCACCATGAGCCTGATTTCTAGCTTCGATAATATTTCCGTGTCTAGCTAGTTCTGGGTTCTTAGTTGGATCGGCTTTTAAAGCTTGTGCTTCACGAGCACGTTGCTCCCAAGGACGAGTGTATTGGCGCAAAGACATGAGTTCATCACGGCTTGGCTGATTCCAACGACTCTTCTTGCCACTTACTTCTTGCGAGGCTTGTGGTTTTTGTAATAATGCTTTTTCTTGCGGATCTTTTTGCCCTCTGATATTGGCGTTACCTTCTCTGGCAGCTTGGGTGCTTCCGGCTTCTGGTTCAACCAATTCAGACTCTGAGTTATCATCTCCGAGATCTTCTTCAATAGATCTTTGATGTGCATCTGGATCTTCGTCATCATCGTACTCTTCATATTCGTCTCCTCCTTGAGCTTTCGCTTCTGGGTCATTTTCTTTTAACCAGTCAGCTCCTGCCGACTCTTCATCGTCTGGATCAAATTCACGAAGACCTTCTAAATCAGGGTCAACAGAATCATTATCATCCATATCATTTGGATCATATTCATCAGACATTTTTGGACGAGCTTTTTCAAGCTCTTCTTTTGCAACTTTTAATTTTTGCATTAATAAATCAATTTTAGACATTACTTACCGCCAAACTTAGCACGTAGTGCTGGAGGAAGGTTAGCAAGATGTTCTTGTGGAAGTGCTGCTGCAGGTTTTGCAGGAGCAACTTCTGGTTGAGCAGGCGCAGGTGCAGCAGTTTGTGCTGGTGCAGCCGCAGGCTTATTTCCAAATTTAGCAGCAAGCTCTGGAGGTAAAGCAGACACATCAACTCCAGCTTTTTGAGCATGAGGTTGTTGTAATAAATCAATACCTTCAAAATGATGTGGGGCTTTTGTCTTACCACGAACTTTAAATGCTTCAGGATCTTTAGCATGAAGTTCTTTCACGCTTTGCATCCATTTTGCATTATGTTCTGATCCATGCCATCCTTGCATTTTAGTCGCAAAATCTTCCATTTGCTCAGGAGTCATAGAGTCCTGTTTATGCTCTCCCACTTCATGAATTGGATGTTCATCAAATGGATGAGGTGTAAATTTATCTTGTGGTTCAACATCATGAAGATGCAAATATGCTTCTTTAGCATCAATTTTTGCTGGATTACCTAATTGAATTTCTTCAAATGGATATCCACCTTTATGAGATGACTTTTTACTATCAGCATGCTCTTCGTGAGGCGCCATTTCTAGATAACGGTAATCTGGAACGGAACGAGGATTTTTATCTCGACTTGCGCTATTTAAGCGACGACGAAGACCCTTAGTTCCTTCTTTAAGTTTACCTGTTTCTGGGCGACGCTCAGTTGATGTGTAATTTGTTTCCCATGGCTCAAGAGGAACATAGTCTAGCCCTAATTGACCATTTGAATGTGCACCAGCTCTTGCAGCTAAGTGCATCATAGGAATGATTTTATTTAGATGTTGATCTGCAACATCGCGTTTACCGCTTTTTAATGCAGCACGATAGTGATTAACGTGGTGAGCTAAAGCATCACGCATCATCTCTACGTCTTTGTTTTTCATTTGATTTCCAAACGCAGTAACACCTGCGTTTGCACTTCGACCCATAGAAGCCTGTGGGCGAGCCATTTTTTCGAGAGATTCTAAAACCTTCTCAGCAATGATCTCGTCTTTCATGACGTCAATCAATGTCTGTAATGTAGGGTCGTTAGCCGCTTTTTTAAGAAGTAACTCCCTGAAACCTTTCAGTTCCATGTTAACTCCTTAGATTCTACGGTTTGCGTCTCTTGCGACTTGAACGAATTGATTACCAGTAATTACAACAGTTACTTGTGGAGCTTGTTTAGTAACCACGCCTGTTGTACCAGCATCAGTTTGTGTTGGAAGACCGCCACCAGCATTAAAAATAAGGATTTCGCCAGAAACCATAGTTGCTGCAAGAACACCGTCAATAGTGACTGTTCCACCAGCAGCTGCTCGGACTCTGAAAGCCTGGTATGGCAATAAAACCAATGTACCAGCAGCTCCTGAGAGTTTTTCTTCCCATACCATGCCGACATCTGATTGTCTAATTGCTTCGTTTGCTAAATTACTTGTTTTCATTAAAAGTCTCCTAAGCTAGGCTATAGAAGACATTATACCTCAACCCGAAGTTGAAACTTCGGGAAGGTTACTTTTTGAATAGTTCAAACAATGATTTTTTAAGTCGATTCTTAGCTGAGATACCTAATGGGGCTAGCATGTTTTCATACTCTACTACTGTAGCCCAGGCCTCTTCTTCTGAAGCCCAATTATAAGTCTCTTTTGCTTCTACCTCAATGAATCGTTTCTTCTCATTAAGGTTCTCATCATAGACTACATAATACACAAGTACGGCTTTTTCAAGGAATGCAATCTTGCAGGTTTTGAAGATGGAGAAGTTCTTTTTATATCCCAATAGTTGGCAAAAAGCATCAATAGAGGCAGCAGATTTACCATCTGTAGGTACGTTTACCTCTACACGATTATTATTATTTGCATCTGTTGTTTTGCGCTTAATAGTGAGTTCACCCATGTGGTCGTGATATCTATACCGAATAAACTCGTCTTTTTCATTTGTGAAATAGTCGTCGTAACTGCTAACCATAATCCACTCAGGGTTGAGTGGTTGGACGAGCTTGATAAAATCATTCATATCGATGTTATCGGCATAATATTTTGTTTCAAGCTCTTTAAAGTGCATATTTTATCCTTATGATTTCGGCGTACCCATTTTAAGGGATGCGCGCTTCTCTTTCGAGAATAAGTTTTGTTTATCGCGATGCTCAGCACCACATTGTTTACATTTGTGTTTTTGGAATTTACCGGAACTAGTGTAATAGAAACCATTTTTATGAAATTCAGTACTTCCACATTTACACACGTGATCTTCCTCATCATGATAAAGATTGAAATTTATGCTATTGTCCCAAGGAATTAGGATGTGATAAAGTTCCTCAAGAGAAAGAACATCGTATTTATTATAGATTTCCATCTCTTTCCATGCTTCTAGATTTCCAGCTAGACATTGTGTCCACATTTCGTGGCCAGGGAATTTTTTATGTTTTAGTTTTTTATATTTTGTGCAGAGTTTATCAGTCATATATTCAAGCTTATTACTTGTAAATCCAAAAACTTTACCTGCAATAATCTTAGTATCAATGTGCTTGACACTGCCTGGAGGCTGAAAGCCTTGAAGGACAAAGCGTGCGTTTAATTTCTTGGTATCAAATGATTTGCCGTTCTGAGTAATAACGACATCAGCTTCATTGAGTAAATCCCATATCCCTTGTAACAGCTTTTTATCGTCTTCGATATTTTTTGCATTACGTTGATCCATATACATAACTTTATCTGGTGGATCACCAAGCCATTTAGCACTCCAACTCAAGACATGCCAATCAGACACGATTTGATTTAAAGCCACGTTGTTCTCCCATAGAGACCAAACGTGAGCAATAATTGGTGCAGTTTCAATATCAAATAGAAGAACCCTAGGACCTGCTAATTTTGATTGATTCTTCTTCTTTTGCTTAGCCATTATTTCTCCAATCCAAGACCGGCAAGAATCTCGTTGTGTACTTCTTCAATAGACTTGCCGTCAACATCTATTCTAACAGTATTAAAGCTTTCAGACATAAAATCCATATTAAAAGATACTTGTTCCATAAATGAATCGCCCTTTGATTCCATTGCATCACCAGCAGCATATTCTTGTTTTGCTGCTTTAGCTTTTGCAAGACCCTTCTTAGAGTCTCCTCGAAGATATATTACTGAATCATATATTTTTGTAGCGTATGGAGAGAAACCATTGTCGTCAGTTGATGCTGAACCAACTACTTCATCAGAAAGCTGTTTTAGGAAACCTAATTGGTTGCCGCAGCCAGTACCGTAAGCATATCCACTCAAGATACCTCTATCTTGAATAATAAAATCGTACTTATCGAGATTTGGAACAACTAATTGCTCTAAGTGAATTGAGCGAATTGCCTGAGAGATAAATTCTCTTGCTGGACGCGTCATTTGCGCGTCGTATTGATTGTCTAGCATGATCCCTCTCAAGATCATTGTTAGAGGGACAAGAGATGTGCCCGGTTCTTTTGTTTGCAATACGGTGTATCCTCGCGCTTTCAGCGTATCAACCAGTAATTGTGTTTGTGTTGTCTTACCAACACCTTCAGTTCCTTCTAAACAAATATATTTTGCCTTTTTCATAAAGGCATTATACAGATGCTATTTGAAATTACAGGTGTTTTTTAAGCTGAGAAAAGAGATCGTAAAGTGAATCAAGACTTTTTGCAACTTTTAATTTAGGCTTTGCAAGTTGTTCTGTGTGCCAATCCATGGTAACTTTTTGTTGCTCAGGGGTCATTGCGCTCCATGTTGATTTAAAAGCTTCTGGATTAACTCCATGGTGTTGTGCAAATTCTTGATGAAATTCCATCTTAGGAGATGGTACTTGTGATGAAACGGGAGATGCCGCTGCTACCGGCGTTTGCGTCGGTTGTGGTGTTTGAACAAGTTGAGTCGCTTGCTCTGCAGCAGCGGCTTTCTGTTTTTTCTGTCTTGGAGCAGCACCAACTTTAGGAAGTGGTTTATTGTATGAGATTGCTTTTACGTTAGCTTCGGCCTGTGCCTTCATCTCTGGGGTTGCTGCAGGATCTTTCATGATAGCTGCATTACGAAGAAGTGCCTTAATCGCATTACGATTAACTGTCTTACAAAGTTCTTCTATCTCGTGCATTTCCATCATAACTCTATTCTACCATGTCGACAAATAGAAATAAAAAAGGCCAAACTTGCGTTTGACCTTTATTACTTAATCATTTAAGACTAATATTTGATTATTACTTACCTACGTTTTCGAACAAGCAGTTGAATCGTGGAGTATATACGAATAAAGCTCCGTACATAACAATCGCGAACTCAAGAGCAGTCGTAACGATAGCAAAGTTGATTTTGCTTAATGGAGCCAATTGCTTGAACTTCATGCACTCAGCAGACATATCTAACAAGAATGCCTCACCAAGACCAGCTTGCTTACGTCCAGCTAACACATAAGTAGTGTTTCCAGCGTTTGCAAAGTTACCTGCGAACTTTTCAGTTCCAACAGCGCCACCAGCTGCAGATAAGAACACCTTGATGTACTTAACGTTAGCAGGCATGTTTGTTACTGTCAACTGGATGTTTTGTCCAGCAGTGATAGTAGCAGCAGCACCTTGAACTGGGATTGATTCACCAGCGTCATTAACTAAAGTTGCCTTGATTTGGTAAACACCGGCTGCGTAAGCAGAACCAGCACCAGCACCAGCTGAAGCAACAGCGAATGAACCAGGAGCAGGAGCAAGAGCGGAAACCGCAAGAGCACGAGCACCAGCGCGAGGGCGCAAGAACAAGTTAGGCTTGAAGTCTACAGTTCCAGCAGTTGTAGTCATTTTGTTCACGTCATAACCAACCGTTTGGTTAGCAAGACCTGGAGCAGAACGGAACTGAGGATAGAACTGTTTTACGAACGCTGACAAAGCAGCTGGTTCGATGTGTAGCTCAGATGGAGAACCGAAGTTTTCCAATGCGATAACTGCTAAACGCTCGATGTCGTCTTGAGCAATTACGTTACCACCAAGGTCTTGAGCGATAGATTGAGCATCGCCATAACCTTCGAAGTCACCAGAACGCATTAATACGTCTGAATCACCTTTTTTAAGTTGTTGTAACAAACCAGACATCGCGATGCTGTTCTGTGGAAGATCAGCAGGAGATCCTGAGTTTGAACCGTCAAGACGGTTAATGAAGTGAGCATGACCCCAATACATTTCACGTTCAACGTTCTTAAGAAGGTGCATAGTTCCTTCTTTAGCTTGTTGCGCAACGATGTCACCAACAGTTGTGCGAACTAAAGTCATTTGGTGAGAGACTTTACGTCGTGTACCGAAGAACACGATCTTTTGTCCGTCACGAACGTACGTCGAATCTTCTTCGATCGGCGCTCCACCCTCACCAATATATGGTGCAGAGTCTGACCCGTAGCTGATCAAGCGGTTATATTGCTCGAACAAGTTGTATGCCTTATCAACGGAGATTGCAGGCCACATTTTCAAGTTTTTCATGTCGAAGGTAACACTTTTCAATGTAGCTTCTAATGATTCCGCTTGAAGGACACCACCATAAGTGAGGTCTGTTGGTTTACCAGCTCCGCCGTAACCGGCTGTGATGGCTTTGTTAAGGTTTTCGATGTCTGCTTGAGACACGATACCTTGATCTAGCCCTGATAGAATTTGATTAACAGCGTCTGTCATCATTTTCGTTTTCTCCTTTGATTACGAAATCTCGTATTTTTTAGCAATTTGTTGTAGGTCTTGTCCCATTTCAGCTTTAGTAATATCTAAAGAATCAACGCGAGTACCTGATTTTTTCAATTCAAATAGTTTTGAAGCTACTTGAGCTTTTGACAATGGTTCAGAACCTTGATCCGCTGATTTCAACAGAGGAGTTGTTCTTGCTGTAGCACCTTTAGGAGCAACAGGAGCATCTGCAATCTTATTGACTAAGTCAAGGATTGTAGAAAGTTTGTCTTCAAGCGGCTTTACTCGCTCTTCAACGTAGCTCTTCATTAAAGACTCAGTAGATTCTAAAGACTTTTTCATTTCACCTTTGTGCATGTCAAGAAGGTCTTTTGCAATCTTCTTTTCTTTTTCTTCATGCTTAGGGTCGTCTTTGTGAGGTTCTTTGTCCTCATCTTTATCTTCTTTGTCTTCTTTTTTATCCATGTCTTCAGCTTCTTCTTCGTCAGACTTTTTATCGTCTTTCTTGTCTTCAGCTTTATCCATGTCTTTTTTGTCTTCGTCTTTTTCGTCTTTTTTGTCGTCGTCAGCTTTAGCAGCATCTAACTTTCCATCAGACGGCTTACCAGCGATACCATCGCCTGGACCTTCGATTTTGATCTCAGCAGCAGCGAATTTCGATTTACGAAGTTCGTCTAGCTCCATAAGAGTTTCATCGATTAGATCTGTAAGACTCTTTTGTAATTTGTTATCCATGTGATCTCCTTTCGTCAGTTTCCGTTAAAGATTACTGACCAAGGCCGATAATATCGCTATGTCCACGAATTACAGTTACAGTTCCATTTAACGATACTTGAAGATCGTTAGCAAGAGCTGCGCACATTGCTAATACTTTCATGCCAGTTGCAGAAAGTGCTGCATCTGTGCAAGTGATTGCAACTTTACCAGGGTTACCTACGCCAATACCAAGGTATGGGCTAACAGATGAATCAACGCCACCAACAACCGCAGGGCTGAAAGATGCGTCAACATAACTGATAGTGATATCGTTAGTGCCATTTTCGATTACGACAGCCGTTTGACTTTGTGAATTAACAGTCAATCCGAGCATCTTCGCATTGCGAGCTAGCTTTTGAAGAATTGCAGCAGAATTTGCCATGAGTATGATCTCCTTTTACAATATGAGTTGAACTCAATATTTATTAAATATACCACGTGCCTATACTTAAACACGTGATGTTGTTACTTACTTATTACCGCGCATAGCCTGGTATAACTTTTCAAAACTCATACCATGACCACACTCCCTACATTTTACCTGGTGTTTAGAGTGGACTTGCTCTTTTCCACAATTATCACACGAAATATACTTAAACCCAGGTCGACCTTGTTCTAAGGACTCACTCTGGATTACTGCGCCAGAAACTCGTGACGTAGGGGACGCCGCTCCACCATATCCAGCTGTCATAGCTTTCTTAAGTGGTTTCTTTTGCTCAACTTTTTCACTTTTTAACTTCTTATATTCAGACATTACGCCTTGTACATAAGGGTGTTGCTCTAGGGCAGCTTGGCCACCTTCTTTATACTTATTCCAAGAACCTTTTAAACCATTAAGCCAACTATAAGCCATTTGATGGTCACTCTTAGTTTTGCTCTTATTTCTCTTATATGCTGAAATTGCAAAGTCAGCTGCAGCTTCAGGATCATTATTGAATGTATCTGTAAATGTCTTATGATGTTTATCTACATCATTTGCAATTTCTGCTAACTTAGGGTACTTTTCTGCTAAATCTTTATCTTTTTTAATAGCAAATGCCGCTGAGTGTGGCATCATTCCCCATGGTCCGCCAGCTGTCATTCCATCGTGAATTCCACCTTTCATCGTTTTATGATTAAGGTTTTTTCCACCAGAAGATTCTTTCATACCAATTGCACCAAGCATTGGGTGCTCTTTTGATACTCGGCTATATACTTCCTGCATAGAAGCTTTTTGCTTTTGAGCTTCAGCAGGTACAGAAGGTGCTACTGGAGATGAATCATTCTGTGAAGTCATTGATGGGCTCATTGCTAATGCAGCGCCCATGCCAGCAGCCGCTAAAGCATTTTTAATACCAGCTTTTTCAAGCTCTTCTGCTTTTAATTCGGCCATCTTTTGTTTTATTAATTCTATATTAGTTTGAATTTTTTGCTCTAAAGCTTTATTTAGAATTTGCTGTTTAGAGGGGATTGTAATCTCTCCTTCAATTCCTAACTCTCTCATAAGATCTACAAGCTTTGTAAGGTTATTTTGAACCTTTGTAGCTGAAGCATCGCGAGCGATATGACGGAAAGAAGGTACATTTGTTTGAGCCAAATGAACTACAGATTTAATGAGAAGCATATCTGCAGCCTCATCGTATTCTGATTTCTTAAGACTGGTAGGCTCAACAAGGGTATTGTTATTAGCAGGAGTAAATGTTAACGCCACCGAATGAATTTTAGTTCTAGCAAGCAACGTACTATCAGAAACACCACGAGCAAGAACTCCACCTTCAACTGAAGCTTTCAGCTGTAGCGGTGTATCAGTTTTATGTATGTTTCTTAAAATAGCGGCAGCTGCTCTAGCATTAGGATGATCTTCATCGTCATATAGATAGCCTTTAACAAAAATAAAAGGAGCTTTTACTTTATTCCAGTAATACTCTTGTCTTTCATTTTCACAATCTTCTTTTTTAAAGATTTTTTTAGCATCGGTTACGCGACCAATAGCATTAAAGAAGCCTTTTCCATGATTATCATTAAGACGACCACGGCCAGCTTGTAATTCAGATATATCAGCGCCTTCCACGGAGAGCATTTCTCCCTGTGTGTCCCTAAGCTGGGAGCCGGCAATCATGTCAATTTCTAGAGGTTTCTTAGCCACACCATAGATTATACTACGGTTCTAAGTTAGCGATATATCTTATAGTCGGGGGAATCTGAGTCTGAGACAACTGGGCCATCACCTTTAAGGTTGGCAAAGGATTTATGTTCTCTCATTTTAACTAGGGCCTGTTTTTCTATTTTTTTAATTGTATCCACAGATACATTGAGAAGTGCAGCTAACTCTATATCAGATATAGATTTCTCTGAAGTGAATTTTGATAAATACTCAAAGAAACAGTAATGAGCCAACTGATGATCAACTGCCCAAGGACAACCTGGGAGTAGTGCTTCTTCCTCTTCAGTTAACTCACGACCAGCATTACGAATAGCTTTTAGACGCATCACTGCAAGCGGGCACCAGTCATCCGGCATTTGTTCAAGGCGTCTAGGACACCTTTTGTCCATTTTGGAGACTGGTTCATTAGCCATTTTAGTGAGATACTTCCGCCGCGGCTTGGACTGCAGTAGGATTACGTACGCTTAGTAATTCAACTTCATGATCAATTCCATTAAGCTTAACAGAAAGCTTATCTCCAGCTTTTTTGCCAGCTAATCCATTAATCAAATCTGGAACACCAGATTCAGACAGCTTAAGGCGAGAACGGAAAATACCGCGATCATTTCCTTGTTCATCTTTTGCAACAGAAGTAATAGTGATAGTGCTATCAGCTTCTACAGCTTCTCCAGCAATAAGACCATCTTTAAGATCGGCTTTCGCAGAAGCTTCTTCAAAGTCTGCAAGACGCATTTCATTACCAATCTTATTAAGTTCAACTGCATCTAGTTTAAGAAGTTTTTGAACTGCATTCAGTTTATACTGCGCTTCATAAAGTTGATTAAGAGCAGAACCTAAATCTTCTGACATTGTTTTAACAGACTGCATAAGCTGTTGAGTCATCATCTGAGAGATGCGACCTGCCATTTGCAAGTTTGCCAACTCAGTTTTAAGTGAGTTGATTTCTTCATTTTTAGATTTCTGAGGTGGTACGCGAAAACCCTTCATTAGTTAGCTCCTTTATCGTTAGCTCTTTTATACATAGTTTTGTAAAACTTAATTTCATCTTGAGTTAAAGAAAGTTCATTTGAATTTGAACCGCCACCTAAAAGCTTGCCTAATTTAGTATGAAGGAAGTGGCGCATTTCGTTTTCAATATCATCATACACGTTTCCTTTTGATTTGAGGATACGTTTTGATAAAATTTCATTAATAGCGTTTGCAACCTCTAAAGTATGCTGCTCACGTGACTTTTGTGGATACTTAGCCGATGTAGAACTAACTGGCGCAACTGGCGTTTCAACTTCAGTAGTCGTAGTTTGACCACCAGAAGAAGTTACTTGTAATGTTTTACTTTCTAGTGCAGCACCTTTTTGTGCATCTACAATCGCTTGAGCATCCGGAAATTGCTTAAGGAACGTCTGTAGTGTGACTTTTTCAAAACCATATTGGTTGGCAATTGAAGAAAACAATCCTCGTGCACGAGTAAACTGTGCCTTATCAAGAGGTTCTTTATTATCTACACAACGCTGCCAATGAGCCTTAAGGTCATCATCTGTCATCCATAGGCGTTGAACACCTACAGAATTTTCTACTTCTCTAAGAGCCTCAATTGCCTCTTCATCAAGAAGAGCTTTACGCCCATAGATTTGTGGCCACACTAATTCACCATAGTGAGTTCGATCCATTACAATATCTTTATTTGCAGCAGACGAAACAAGATCAATCATATCTTGTAGATATTGATCTGGAGTGGTTCCTTTAGCAGGAGCAGAAAGATGAATCTTTTCGAAACCAAGTGTTTCAAAATAAGCGGCAACGGTAGATTTACCTGTGCGATCTAAACCTTCAAGTAATACTAATGCCATGAAATCTCCTCATCAGAAGAGATTATACAAAGAGCGGTGTAAACTTCATAATGAGTTCCATTGCTAGGCTTTTATCTATAATCTCTAGACGAAATAGTACCTTAAGCAATTTTATATAAGCAAGACGGTAGTCCTCGTCGACTACCATATCGTTTACAATATATAACTCTTTAACTCTCATCGTCTAATTTATTGATTGGATTAGCCATAACTTTTCCACCAACGTTAGATGCACCAGAGGCACCAAACTTTTTAGCAGCATCGCGAAGAGCGTTTCCACCATGACCAACAGCATCAGCAGCAGCTTGAGCTTTTAGTTGCTCTATTTCCATTTGATGCTTTTCTTGATCTCTAGCGTGAGCAGCTTCTTTATGACCATGCTCTTGCTCTTTAAGTTTCATTTCCATAGCTTGTTGTTGAGCTTCAGATTGACCTTGAGCAGCCATTTGAGCTTCTTGCTTCTTAGCATTATCAATAGCAAGCAGTGTCTGTTGCCAACTCATAAATGCTGGATCACCAGGAATGTATTGCAGTTCTCGACGTTGAGAAGCACCTTTGTCACCAAAGAATGTTTCACGAATCTCACCTTTAGTCATATTCTTTTCAACCAAAGCCCAGAAAGCTTGATTTAATGGAAGATCTGCAGCAGGAGTTTTAATTCGTTCTTTTTGAGATTGAATTAAAAGATCATTCATTGACTTAAATACAGTCATCTCAGCTTGCATTTGGGCAATTTCAGTTTGAGGAGTCTCATCTGTATAGCCAGTAAACACAAAACGATACTTATTTGCCATATCTTTATCAATAGATGGCAAAACGTCAGAATTAATTAAGTCTTCCATGAACATTAAGATTGGATATAAACCACGCTCACGTGAATATTCAATCTTGTATTCATTATTTGATTGTTGAGCTGGAGATTTACCATTAGCAGAAACTAAGTAATCAAGACCTAATTCAACTGGATCAATTTGGAATTGTGCACAAAGGATACGCATTAAGTGGTTATTGAAGTTAATGTATTCCATTTCCTTCGCAGAACCAGACATTGGTACCCATTGAACTTCATCAAGACCAGCAACAATTGGAGTTCTCCAAGCATGTTGAGTTCCTGAGATAGTGTTATAAAACTGACGACGGAAATTCATTAATTGGGATTGTGTAACAGTCCCTTTTAAATGAAGAACTCCTCGTGCAGCATAACCATGAGTAAAGAAGTTACTATTATAGTTTTCTACATTCAAGTGATTAGTAACATTGATAATAGCAAGTTCAAGTGGAGAATAACAATAGCCCTGAGAATCAGCAAAGTTCTGTGGATTGAAATTCTTCCAAATCATATCCTCATCGCCAAAGTAATTCATTGGTTGCATATTATAAGATACTTGAACGAATTTCCAGTATTCATTATCAGCTAAATTTAATTCTTGTTTAGCTTTAGGATCATTGTTTGATAGTGGCTGTTTAAACTGTTGTTGAGCCGCTTGATCTTGTTGGATAATTTGCTCTTTTGACATACGCTGAGGAAGTAGGTATGTGTTTTCAGCAGGAAGTGGACGAATTCGGTGTAATCCACCTTTACGTGTTTTAACTTTTTCAATAGCTACGTGACCAAAAGTTAAAGCATCGCGAACAGTAAGTTTTAAAAACTCACCAAACAACATTCGATCTTCAACAGGTGTTCCTTCTTTACGACCACAATTATAGATAAAATCTTCAAGAGAAGCTATCTCTTGTAATTCTTCAGTGCTGTATTCTGCATTGTGGTCTTTCTTAACAAAGCGGAAACCCATTTCATGTCTTCTATGCTCTGGACGAGAAAAACGCAACAATGTGTCAACACGGGCTTGAATAATAGAAGAAACTAGCCAATCGCGTACAGAAACTTCTTTAAGTGATTTATTACTAAGTCTAGAAAGTTTTTGCTTAACATTGACCGTATTTGACATTTGCTCAAAATACGGATCATCAATAATGGCTTTACGGCCAATTTGCTTAGAAACATCGTTGTTTTCGGGTTGATCCGGAAGCACATCAGCGGTATAAGCTCCAGTAACCATACCAGTTGGAGCTGCAGCTTGAGCATCATTATCAACAGTGACGCCGTCAGCTTTTAACAGCTCACCAATCTCACCTTTAATTCTATTTTTTAACCAGTCATCCCAGATTGCCACAATGCACCTCTATTTAGCTATTCTACCTTAAAAGGACCATAAGAAGCCGCCCTGGCTTCCAGAGCTATCATCTGGGTCATCTAAATCAGATTTCTTACCAATTTTTCCCAGCTTTGAAGCATCCGGTTCATTTTGTTGAAACGGAATTCCTTGTGTTTGCGCAAATTCAGCAGCGGTAGGTGTTCTGCTATAAGAACCATTAGTATCTCGCAAACCTTCTGTATTATCGAAATCTAGTCCACCACCTAAAACTATGTTATTTTTACCTAATAACAAAGAAAGTGGATAACGTAAAGCATCCAACCAGTGATCGTGATCTGTGTTTGGAATATCTGTAACCATACCAGCAGCATCAAGTTTATAGTGATATAAACCAAATTCACTAATAATATGCTGACATTCCTCATTAATAAATAGTTTAGCTTCAGATCCACCAGGAACTTTAAGTAGTTTCTTAATTGTTTGAATACCAGCCATGATCTCAGGCTTCTTTGCATCATTTGCAGTAGGTAAGCCTGCTTTTTTCATTTCTTGAATCGCACCTTGATCTGCTTGATCTGGTACATATAGTTGAACTCTATACTTAAGATGATATTTAGTCTTAAGGTGATGAATCCAGGCAGGAGATGAAATCTGAGTCATACCATCAGTGCAAACTATAAAGACATTATCTCTTTTATCAATAAAGAAGAAAACAACAGTATTAGGCGATGAATATCCCCAGTCAATCCCTGCATAGCATGGAAGTTGCATTTCATGGCACTTTGCAACAAATCTATCATGAGAGCACTCACCTGGATAATCTTTACCAGTAAGTATCTTCCACATTTGATCCCAATCTTTAACGTGAATCTTTTCTTCAAACTCACGATAAATGATCCCTTCAACTGAAGGTTTCAAGTTCATTAACTGAGCAAGGGCCCAATCGGCGCCTTCTGCTTTAACTTTTTGAATCAAATCCACATCTAAATTTTTTAACATAGGAGAAGTAGATGTTTGATTTTTAGCATCTGTTAAACAAATTGAGAAGATAGGGCATTTAGCACAACCTTCAAAACCTTCATACATTGTGTATTCTTTTTGCTTAACAGGTTCCTTTTTATCAAATTCATACTGAGTTAAAGTCTCCATTTTGTCTTGGTTGACATAAAGTGGAATCTTTTTAGTACCTGATCTAGTATCATCGCAACGCTCCATGAACTCAAATGCAGTCCAGCGGCGAACAGTACGACCTTCTTCTTTAGCATTTTCAATTTGCTTATTCATTAGCCCATAACGTGACTTACGCGTAGAGATACCTACACGAAGGGCTTTCTTTCCGTTACGGGAGTCAAGCATCCCTGAGATTTCTTTGAAGGCCTTCACACCTTCACCAGAAACCGTATCGATCTCATCCACGACCACGAGGGGAACGTGAGGACCGTTACAGGCTTTTAACGTACAAGGGATAACTTCTAGTGTAATCTTTTCACCGCCAATATTAAAAAGAGATTTAGACATATTAGCTTTTTCTAAAATTCTTTGCTCTTCTGGAATATCAGGAGGTGTAACGAGTGGCTTTAATTTACGATTATATAGAAAGTTCTTTTGATAAGCATAGCAACGTTCAGCTTGGTTTTGAATAGCCCCAACATGCACAACTTCACGAGAATCATGAAACATAACCATAAGTTCAGCAATAGCCATACCTAAGGTCTTTCCTGAACCTCGACCGGCAACAAATAGTAATTCTTTAATATTCTCAGGGTTATTTTTATTAACACAAATATCATAAACTTCCCAAATAACCTGTAAGGGATTTGTATCTGAGTAACGAGATACAGTTACATCTGGTAGTTCTAGATTTAGGAAATATTTGATCCAGCCCTTAAGCTCTTGCTTAGTGCGACATGGTTTTAGCAAAAGTTTGCGCTCTTGCTCTAATGTTAATTTCGGTGCCTTCTTCTTAGCCATTATTCCTTACCAGTTGGCGTAGGCATAGCGTCAGCTAATTTAGTAATATCAAAGTCTTCATCTTCTTCTGGCTCTTGATTTTGCTTATTAGGTGAAGCTGTAAGAGCATCAAACATTGGAGATTTATCTTTGCCTTTTCCAGTGCCGCCACCAGTAGAACCAGCAACAATCTTATAAAGAGTTTCTGCAACATCTTTATATTCTTTGATATTAGTTACCCGCATTGCAGGTTTTGGATTATTAATAGGATCTTGAACGTATTTGATCATGGCTTCTAAGTGCTCTGCATTTGCTACAGCCATCATAGAAGTAAGGAAGTCAACTTGATCTAGTACAGATTTAACAACTTTTGCACGAACCCTATCTTGTAGGGTGTGTTGCATTTTGTCTCTGTCTTTGGCCCAGCCTCTAAGAGCAGCCGTTAAAGCAATTTGACCAATTGTATAGTTTGGAAAATTCTGTGCAATCTTAGCAATTGAGTCACCAAGAAGGTACATTTCATAAAGCTTGGCAGCCTCTAAATCTTGTAGAGCCCCAGCCGTCTTATTTTTACGTAAGTGTTTAGTAGCGAGTTTGATCTCTTCTTCGCTAAGACCGTATCGCTCTTCTTCTGTTAGGTTTTTCTTTAGTGCCATAAGCCTCTTCCCAACATTTATTATACCTGATAGTTGCTAGAGTCTGCTTAATACGTACCTGACTAATACCTTTTATCTCAGAAATGCGACCTGAATCAAGTCCAAGTATAAGACAGCAAATAATTGATCTTTCATAGTCAGTAAAGTTAGTTTCGATAAGTTTCGCAAGATCTTGCGAAATAGGATTATTGATTAATGTCCATATTGCTTTTTGTAACTCTGAATCTTCTTGGTGCTCAACTTTAATTCGCACTAGGCGCGCTTCAAATGATTCAACGGATGCACCGCTCAAATAATGAACCCAAAGGTCTTGCCTTACGTCTTCGTCGTTACTCAGGCAATTGATCAAGTTGCTGACTTCGTCCAGCGATCTCACTTTGTTCTCCAAGCCCATCTACGTAGGTGTTGAAGTCCAATACTGTAAGTGTGACGCTCCAAGTGGGTCCGCAATAATCCTTGACTAATTTAGTCAGGATTTGTTGGAAGTCCAATGCTCCTTCTTTTTTAAGGAAGCGCTTGAATCGCCACATATCAAACAATGATGTGGACTTAGAGAGAACGTGATACTTGCTAATCTTCTTAATGAGATCTGAGTTTACGTAGATCTTGTAATGAACCTTTTTATTTTCTGGTTCTAAATCTAACTCAACAGCTTGTACTTCCTTATGGACAATAGAACCACAAAAGAATAGCTGGTTTTTTACATCGTCAGTGATGAAGCCGTTATTTAACAGCCATCGTCTTTGATCGACGTACTCCTCCAGGTTTACTTCTTTTTTAGAGTCCATGTTGTCTCCTAGGTGTTCTCACCTGAGTTAATTATACCAGGTGGGAACCGTTGTTAAGTGACTCGAAAATATCCTTCGCAGTCAACTTAAGTAAATCTTTATCGATAGAACCGTTATATACCTTATCTATATACTCTGATACAATGTGAGATAGTGATAATGCTTCTATTCGAACTTGTCGCTTTTCTTTATCAGTAAATACGGTCTTGATTTTTACATCTCGACCTATGGTCAGACTTTTGCCTTTTTTAGATCCAAGATATCCAATTACTTCTGCTTTTGGTCCTGTAATTTCAATCACCCAATGATCTTTATCATTAAGTGTTTGCATTAATTCCTCATGCATATCTAATGCAGAAAAACTTTGATCTAATTGAAATTTGACTCCGCGCCACGTAGGAAGTGGACAGACAATAAATTCTTCCGCATACGTTTCCGTATCAAAAATACTTACACCCTTAACTTGATTAATGTCTGAAGAACTCTGAGAAAACGGGCTACCACAATATATGACCTCTGGTCCTCCGGTGGCCAAGCGCTGCTTCTTATGTATGTGTCCTGAGATGATGATCTCTGCGCCTGTAACGCTAGTCGCATCAACGCCATCTTTCGTGGTAATGTCTCCGAAATCTGCTCCTTTGAAGGTTTGGTGCGCGACACAGATCGGAAGCGTTTGTTTGGGGAAGTCTTCTGGTTTATGGACATAAGGTACGAATGTCATCCCATGTAAGTTAATTAATTCATCCACTATGGTGAACCCTTTAATCTTACCTTTAAGATGCTTAAGCGCGTGATATTTATTATCATTAGGCTTGTACATATCATGATTGCCTAGTAAATAAATATAAGGACAAGTTTTATTTGTAGATTCCACATGCTTCATAAACTCAGTAAGAACTTCAGAACGAACTACCGCATGGGTGTCAAATGTATCTCCTAAATTAACAACTAGATCTGGTTTGTGTTGTGCAATAATATCGTTGACCCAAGTCAAGAATTGCTTAGCCAAATCGAAGCGGGTTATTTTAAGATGAGGATCCCCGATGAATAGAACTTTCACGACTGATCCTTATTTAGGATAATCTTTTCAAACTCGCGATCGACATGATTTGATTCAACTACAAAAAATGAAGGTGCTCCTAAGTTGCCACCAATAGATTCATCATTGTGTTCCATAACAGCAAGTTCAACAAGGCCACCAGGAATCGCTAGGTAATTTGAATACTGTTTACCTTTTTCTAGTGTGTTTACACTAAAAGGTAAGTTGGACATTAATTCAGATAAATCTTTATAAGAAAACTTAACTGTATCTGGTATTACTCCATACCTATTATAGAATTCATTGCAAGCCTGTAATACATCACTATACATAAGCATGTGATGTGATGTTGGTTTCATCCAATTAAGTCTCATATTTGCCTTCCAAAATAACTAAATCTTCAAATGCTTTATCTATTCGTGCTCGCTCTTGATCATTCCAAAATACTGGATCAACACCGTTTGCAGTAAAAGCTTCAAAATCTTCTTTACGCCCAATTAATAAAAAATTACGCAATTTTACTACTGCTTGAACATTTAAAGATCCTGCAGATACATTTATACTCATGATTGCTTGACCAAAAGCAGGCACTCCAGGACCAGAGAATCTTACGTGCGATGACATTTGTTTTTGTAGTTCTGCATATAGATCAGAACTTATGAATACTAAAGTAGGAAAGCCACCGTTTTCAACGCATTCGTTTGCTCGGCGCTCTATTTCATTTATAGAGATGTCGGTGGTTTCACACCACTCTTTAAGACTATTTCGCATATATGATCTAATCTTTCTACATGCTCGTATGCAGTCCATGGATCACCTGCAACAGCACATACACCATGACCAACTTGACCAACTATATCAAACTCTAAATTATCAGTTGGACACATTGCAAGATATGTAGCATTACCTAATTGCTCTGTAACAGCAGGAATTTCTGGGACATTGGGTCCAACTCTTGTATATCGATAGATTTCAGCAAAAGGTTTACATAATTCTTTTAAATCCCAACCAGCATGCATTGCTGCAATAACATGAGTAGGATGAACATGGAGAACTGCGCGAGTCTTAGTGGCAGATCTTTGAAGAAGCCAATGCATGTGTAACTCACCAGATGGTTTAGTTCCTTCAGGAATCTGAAGTTCTTGTCCACCAGAAACAATCTTCATTTTAATAATATCTTCAACTCTAATGGTATTTTTGCGAATACCACTAGGCGTAATATAAACACAATTTGCACCACGAAGACGAACGCTGGCATTACCGTCTCTTGTGGTAATCCAGCCTTTATCGTAGCATCTTCTCATTACATCGCCAATAGCTGTAATCATGATTATTCCAAATCTATATTGATGTCATCAAGAGCATCATCGCCAACGACCATGCCATCTGCATCTGTTTGAACAGCTGCATCTTTATGAGCAAAGCATGATTGCATGATTTCTTCCTGAATTGCTTTAGATCCTTGAACAAAAGCCAGCATATTAGCTTCACCACGGATAGGCTGATGATTTCCAACTGCCCACATTTGAGCATTAACTTTTCCAGTTTCTGGATTAATTGGATGAAATACAACTCCTAAAGATTTTCCAAGTTCAAAGATCTCTGTAGCGGTGTCAACAATACCGTTATCATAATGATAAGTGAATTGTGCCATACGAGCAGGGGCGCCAAGACGATTCTTCTTAACTTTAATACGAACTTTATGACCTGTCTGTTGAGCTGCTCCAGAGATTGTTTCTCCAGATTCAACAATACCGTTTTTAGTATCTAATTTAACAATTTCCAACATAAGATCTGCAGCATGCTTAAGAGCACGACCTTCTGTGATTACGTATGGATTACGTAAAGCTTTCATTGGATCGATTTCCATAGTTACTTGTTGGATAAAGAAAGTTAATAGATTATATTCAGCAATAACAGGAATAATTAGCTTGAGTGCTGAAGGTAAATATGATGCACCAGTTCCGCCCATTTTCTGGTCGGTAGTTTGCTTCATGTTTGCTTCTTTAGGATATCTAATCGCTTTAATAGAATCAATAACGATACCACGGATTGGAGCTCCTTCCTGTAGTGCTTCCAACATCTCACCTCCAATATAGTCGAATATCTTAAGGGGGTCGTTGGTTTTACGTACAATAAGTCGTTCAGCATCTCCGCCAATCTTCGTGAAGAGAGGTAGATTGAATGAGAATTCTGCATCGAACCACACAAAGATGGCTTCTTTATCTTTCTTTTGTTCATCAGCTACCGCCATCATTGCTAAAAGTGATTTACCAGAACTTTCAGGACCGTATAGAACGGCAACTTTACCTGGTTGAAATCCACCAATACCAGTTGCCCAGTTAAGTGAAGGCGATCGTGTAGGAACAACCGCTGGAAGTTTACTGTTTAGATTCTTTGCGACCACACCAAAATCTGCGGTCAATTTACTCATCCATTTAGACATATTACATCCCCTCGTATGGAGTCAAGTGCGTATCACCATATAAGATCTTTTTTAGATCATCATGTGCTTGACGCAGGACAGATAGTTTGTTCTTCATTAATGATACTAAAGCTTCTGTCTGAGCTTTCTTATCCTTAGCAGCAACAACAGTCTCGTCGATATCAACATATCGTTTACGAGCCTCAGAACTGTCTTTAATACCTTTTGATTGTAGATAAGCAGAAGCATTATCTAAATACGCAACAGCTTCAGCATGTTCTAAACGTGCTTTTGCTTTTGCATCTTCTCTAATTGCTCGTGCTAACATTGCGCCTGCAACGTCTTGACCTTCAATAAAGTCTCTTAAATAAGTTGCGCCCATCATTTTATTGATGGACGCAATCTCTTTAACTTTATTAAGATAGACTGCAAGCTGAGTAACATCTATTGATGCCACTTGCTTATCGTCACTCATCTTTACTCCTTACGAGTTTAGAAGTGCGTCAGCTTCAGCCAAGAAATCGTCTTCTACAGAAGCTGCTTGAACTTTTGTAGAGCGAGTAGTGGTAGCAACTGGCGTTTCTTCTTCTTCATCATCATCCATTTTTAGTGTCACAGTCTTTGTACCAACAGGCTTTTGCGCTTGCGCAGGAGCAGCTTTAGGTGCAGCAGACTTGACAACAGTCGTTGATGCTCCAAGATCTGCATCAGGGCAAATCTCGATAAGCGAAGCCATATTGGCTTCAAGAATTTCTGCCAATTCATCGTATGATTTAACTTGGTAAACTGCACCAAGATCATAAGCTAAATTGTCATAGTTCTCTACGACAGAATCAGGAAGTGGAGAGCGATCATCTTCAAAAGAGATCTTTCCAGTTGTAGGGTTTTTAGTTTTAATTTGCATTTTCTTAACATCGTACTCAGTATCGCGACCCATGCCAGATCGAGTGATATTGAACCACAATCCAGAATCTGTGTCTTCAGAATTTAAAGACGTTGGATCTTGGTTGTAATCTTGGATGTATTGAGCCATTTCAGCTTTCATTTTCTTTTGAGCAGTAGACTTAAGCTCTAAAAGACCAACATCACCAGATTTATCTGCTGCGTTGTAGATATAAACCGTTTTAGGGTTTAAATCAGAAATCAGCTTGTTTAAAGCTCCAAGACGCTCTTTTTGAGTTTCTTCATCAACACCGGCAGCTGCTAGTTGTGATTTAAGAGCCTCAGCTTTTTTCTTCAATTCTTGAACGTATTCCGTAACAGGGCATTTCTTTTCACTTGTCATTGAAGAAGCGAAAGGACGTGCACGTCCAGATTCTGGATCTTGTAAACCCCAGATGATCTGCCATTTTCTGTATGGATAGCCGTTAGAAGATTCGCCAAAAGGCGGGAGGATTCGGTACACGTTTGAACCGTCTTTTACTTTATGACGTTTCCATTCACGACGTGTTTTGAGACTGTCAAGATTAATCTTGATCTTCGATTGAGACATAGATACTCCTTAGTGTATACTTACTGTTTATTCATGGGCGTAATTGCCGTGAATATATTATACCACGGCTTTATACTAATTGCACAATTATTGGCTATCTGCTTGATTTTTCTTGGCTTCTGCTTCTTCTTTAGTGATTGCAGGTTTGCCAACTACTTTATCAGATTTAGGTTTTTGTGGAGCTTCAACTTTTTCTTCTCCCAAACCATTGCGATAAAATATTTCATATTGACCAGAAATATTACTGTCAACATAATACACAGTAGTTGTTCCAGCTGGACGATTGCGAACTTTAACTTCAAGATATTTAGGAAAAATGGCTGGATAATCTTGAGTTAATGCTTCAACAATGATATCATTAAACTGTTCATCAGTATCGAATTTACGTCCTTCGTATTTGTGAGCTTTAATTGAATAAGCAGTCATATTCTCAGGATCATAAGCTTGAGAAATTGAGTCTACAACCATACGAATATAGTGAGAGCCAGTTAAGCCATTGCGAGGCTTCTTCGCTTTATGTAAAGCAATTTGCTCCACAAATGAAGGTTTGTCGATAAGATATTCACCTTTTTTTAATTCTTTTGGTGCTTCTTTTACTACTACAAATTTAGCCATATATTCTCCTTTAGAGTCTTATTCTACTTTTTCAATCTCTGTGATGTTTAAGCTTAGAGCTGTTCTGAAGCCAGCTTTTAATTGACCGCGAACATAAACAATTGTGTCCTTTGACCAACCTAAAGCTTTCTTAGTATCCCATAATGATGCTTCAATGAAATTATATCCATCAGATAACATTACAGAACACAAATGCCATTGTTTACCTGTTTTCTTTGAAACACCTGTGCGATAGGAAGAACTATCAAATAAAAGAATCATAGCAACATCTTTTTCGTAGTTCTTTTTAAGAAGACCTTCGCCAACTTTAACTGAACCAAGAACATAGGTATCGTGTTCACTACCTTGTGCAGATTTCATATAGTATGGAATACCTTGACGACCAGTGGGCGTAAGTGCAGACCATTTTGACTCTAAAATCTTACCAATAGCAGGATCAGCCATGAGATGACGATTAAATGAGCTATTGTATTCTTTCTCTTGTAAGAAGATTTTGATTGCGTCCAAGTCATACATATCTTCTTTAAATTCAGTTTTAGATTTACGAAGACCAAGATATTTCTTCATTAAATCTAAGCGACGCTCAACATAATCAGGAATAGATTGATCCATTAAGTCGTCTGCAGCTCTTGCTTTAATTAAGGCTGAGAATGAGCCAATATTGACACGAGAATGGTTGACCCGCAATACGTAGTCTTCCAATGAAGTAAATGGTCCTTTTGAGACCAACTCGTTGACGACAGCAGGCCCAACCGACTTAATAGCACTAATAGGGGCAACGATTTTTCCATTTTTGATAGCAAAGATTTGCGTTGGCTGTGAGAGAGAGGGTGCAACCACCGTATCTCCGAGATACGCGATATACTTTTTGATTTTATCACCATTGTCCTCATTATTTAAAACTGCAGTCCACCACTCTAACTTATAATGATGTTTTAGATATAGAGTGATATATCCTAATTCAGCATAAGCCCAAGAATGAGATCTATTAAATGAATATCGAGAGAAAGCCATAATAGTGTTGCAAAGCGCATCTGCTTGCTCAGGAGTCCAGCCACGAGATGCTGTAACCTCACGGATACGACCAAACGTAGCCATAATTACTTCATGTTTTTTCTTTGCAATCGCAGAACGAATAATATCTGTTTCTTCTAAAGTATATCCACAAAGACCTACTAGAATTGCCATTACTTGCTCTTGATAAACGATAATTCCAAGAGTATCGCTAACATAAGGTTTTAGATCTTCATGGATGTAATCCTCATGGATGTTTCCATTTCTAATACCTACATATTTATTAGTAGCTGCCATTGTTTCTGGACGACCTTCTTTTCCAAGCTTTTTAGAATTACTTCCAGCAAGAACAAATTCTGTTTGAGCATCCATTGCACCTGGACGATAAAGTGCTGTCATTAAAGATAGATCTTCTCGACATAAAGGTGCAAACTCTTGAGCTGCACCTTTAATAACATCAGAGTTGAATTGAAATGTAGAGTCAGTATCTCTTTTATAGAAATCGCTAAATACGCCTTTATCACGATCAGGAAGACGATATATTGCTGGAACACCTTTCTCTTCTTCACGGAAATCAATGCCATGTCTTTCTTTAATAAGATCAAGAGCATCAGAAACCATATTAAGAGTGTTAATTCCTAAGATATCGGCTTTAACCATTCCGCATTTTTCAACCATTGGGGCATCAAATTGAGTCACCATGATTTCGCCTAATTCTTTATCAGACATTATCATAGTAGGAACACGACCATCAGAAAGATCTAAAGTTGAAATAACAAACGCTGAAGCATGACGAGACCATCCTGCAATAGCGCCAATAAGCTTATCAACCATTTCTTTTACTTCTGGGCGCTGCTCAAAGAAATTTTTTAATAGAGGCTTTTTATCAACTTCACCTTTATGCTCTTCACCCTCTTTATCTGTGTAACCATATAAGAAATCATATTCATCAACGCCCTGTGGAGAGTCATCAATTTCATTACATACAGCTACAATTTCAGGGTCTTTACCACCACGACCATAGAGCGAATACATTGCATCTTTAATGGCTTTTTTAGTTTTCATTTTAGAAAATGTAGCCATTTGAGCAAATCCAAGACCATATTTATCTTGAAGATACTTCATAACTAAAGGTCTAGCGCGACGTGCAATATCTAGATCGATATCTGGGAATGATCCAGCACGGATACGAGCATGACTTAAGAAACGCTCAAAAGGTAGATTTTGTGCCACAGGATCAACATGGATAATTTTAAGATAATAACTTAGAAGAGATCCACCGGCAGATCCGCGCGCAATACCTTGAGGTAAACCAGACGATCTAGCATAAGAGCAAATATCTTCATAAACTAGAAAGTATGGAAGAAAGTTAAGAGTTTCATTCTTCATGATGACATCAACTTCGCGCTTAAAACGATCTACATAAACTGGGTCATTATTCCAACGACCATGTTCTTTGATCTTTTGCATCATATAATAATATGTCTGCATATTATAGTCATCAGTCTTAACTCTTAAAGAGTCTGGTATTTGTATTTTAGGCAAGTGGAACTCATGTTTAATCTTAATAGATGCAGCATGATTCATGATGTCATAGGTATTATTTATCATTACTTCAAAGTCATCATAAGATAAAGCGTCACCTAGATGAGCTTTTAAAACAGAATACATCTCTTGAGCACGTGTTACGTGGCGAGATTCAAAGAAATAACGACCATCTTTGTATGAGTTTCTAGATACGCAGTCTTGAACAATCTTATCTTCCTGACTAATAAAATGAGCATCTGAGACAGGAATAGCTTTAATATTAAATTGCTTTGCTATTGAATTATAAAATATATTGATATGCTTTTGAATGTTTCCGCCATCAATATTGTAAGAACGGAAACCAATAGCAGAATCATAGTATTTATAAGCATCAAGAGATGCCAATTCTAAACGAATATCTAGATTATCATTTAAGTATTGAATAAGAGTAGATGCCTCAGTCAATTGACGAGACATAATCATTTGAGTTACAGGACCATTGATACCTGGAACACCAAATACAATTCCTTCTTGTTTAGAAATTACATCTTCTAGTGAAACAACAGGAAATTCGATGTCTGAGATGTCGATTCTATTAGCCCAGCCAATAGATGCCAATTTAACTAAGTTGTTGTATCCTTGATTTGATTGAGCCCAAGCGGAAAGATAAAACATTTGATCACCATGCTTAACATGAAGACCGGAACCAGGAATTCCTATGACTTTTTCTTTTAAATGAGTCATATCAAATAAAGAAGCCGCATTACCATGATCTACAATCGAGAAACCTGGAACTTTATTATCAACACACCATTTAGCCCATTCAGCGACAGAATTTAAAGAATCTGTATGCGAAAACATAGAATGAAGATGTAATTGTGCAGGCTCAGGGAATGAGACGTCGAGAAGATCATGCTCTTCTGCAACGAACACTTCTGTTTCACCAAGCATATCAGAAAGTATTTTATCAACCTTCATTGTTGCTTGAATATCAGAAAGAGCATCGTGAGCATTAATTGGAATACCAAAATGTGCCGCAAGGGTGGCTAATTTAATGTTAGGCGTAGGCAATTGAGACTTTAGGGTCTTTGCTCGCTTCATTGTGTCGCGAATATCGCCTGTAAACAATGCAAGGAAATCAGCTTCTCTGCCAACTTTTTTAAATAAAGAAGCAATAAAGTCTTTATCAAAACCTACGTTATAGCCTGCAATAATGAATTTACAATTAAACTGTTTAGCAAACAAGACTAGGTTATTAACCATTGCTTGAGGTGTTTGTTGCTTTTTTAGAAAATCAATTGTGAGACCGTTAACTGCTAGAGCTCCAGGGTCAATCTCTTTCCAATCGATTGGTTGACAGTATTGATTGAATGTAACAGCTTGCTCAACACCGCCAACAACTGCAATACAAGCCAGTTGTACGATGTCATTTCTAAGAGAATCAAGACCAGTAGTCTCACCATCAAGCCACAAATAATTTACGGTATTGCGTCCAAATTTCATAGACGCATTATACAAAAAGAAAAAACCAGGCTTTTGGCCTGGTTTTTCAATATGTTTGTCTAGATGTTATTAAGTCGTTTGGAAATTAAAGTTCAAATCAATTTTTGTGTCAACAGAATCAGAGACATTTAATGATGGCGTACATTCGTAGTTATAGATCTCCTGATCGGCCAAGCCTTGCTGAATTCCAGCCAAGTAAGCTTTCAAGATCAAGTT